ACAAGATGATGCGCGGGATAGTAATGAGGATAGTCAGGACGATCGTGGTGTCATGAGTGTGGTGCCAGGGGAGCGATGGGAACTGTCTCAGACGAAGGGTATGGATCTGCACGACGTGCGCTCTGATACGGTTGTGGATATGGCGCTCGGTCGCCATGTTGCCGATCGGTTTGTGACGTGGGCGCGTAGAAGGCGACAGCTTGTTGATGATGCTCAGGCGTATCTGCATGAGTCTGGCCAGGGAGACATTGTCGAGATGGTTCTTCCTCTCGATGATGTCCGTCGGATGAATCGTGTCGCTGATGATCTGGAACGTCAGATGTCAGCGAAGAAGACGGGGGATCTCATTCTCACGAGTGCTCTCAGCGATGTGGTGCCGGTGGCGAAGCGTGTTCGTCGTAGTGCGACAGTGGCGTTCGATGAGGGTCTTGCCGGTATCGTGCGTGAGAACACATGGCGCGAGACTGAGCGTTTGGTACCCCAGTTGGAACAGGTGTTGGAAGAGAACGACACGCTGTCTTCCAATGCCTCGATGGATTCCATGGAATTGGGATGAGATTCGCCTTGACATTCAGGATTTCTTTCATCTATGATGAGAGAGCGCTACACGGGACAAGCCCGTGTATGTGAGAGGGCTGATTAACCCTCGACCGACATCCTGCGGGATGAGATAAGAAAGGAGGGTGGTCATTATGGCTACTCTACGTGGTAAGGGTTCGATGAAGTCGTTGGAATTGGTCGTTGTGGAGTACCCCAACGCCCATTCCAAGGATGGCAAGCGTGCCTTCCTCGACGTGATGGTTCGACCTGTTGAGGGCGTTGCTCCTCAGCGAGTTCCTCACCTGGTTTCGACCAAGAAGGAACTCGACGGTAAGACCGTCTACGACCATCAGGCTGGCTACAGCGCTTCTCAGCGCGATGCGTTCGTTGCAGCTGCGGGCGATAACATCGTCCAGATGCCGGAGCGCAACGGTCGACCTGGTCCGACTGTTTACGCCATTCAGGCGGATGTCATGTCTGCCTCTGGCAAGCAGAAGGGCTTGGTCATCAACTCCAAGACGGTGAAGCCGTCTGAGCTGGAGCCGATCGATGAGACGATTCTCGATCAGATCTACGCTTCTTCCAAGGCTGCTGCGGAGGCCGATAAGGCTCGCAAGGCTGCTGAGAAGGAGGCGCAGAACGAGGCTGCCGCCGAGGCCCAGGTTTCCGAGCCTGAGGTCGAAGAGGTTGCCGAGATCGACGAGCCTGAGTTCTGATCGAACCTGATCTTTCACGGTGCCGCCCCTGCTGGAGAAATCCAGTGGGGGCGGTTTCCTGTTTCTGTTTTGTTTCTGTTGTCGTTACCAACTATGCTAGAATGACTGGTGTACCAGTCGAATCGATTGAAATGAGAAATGGAGGAACGATTTGTTTGATGACGATCGTTTGAACGACAAGTACCCGATGCTTCGAGACTTTGCGGCCAAGCTTGCGCCGCCTGCTCGTGACATCGTGGGCCGAGAGAGTGAGAAGATCTCTCTGATGAGCTCTCTGGCTCGTCCTGAGATGTGTAACGTGATCCTGTTGGCCCCACCTGGTACCGGTAAGGCTCATCCGAATGATGAGTTGATCCCTGTTGCCGATGAACGTGGATACGTGCGTGTGGGTCTGCTCAAGGTGGGCGATTGTGTCTTTGATGAGCACGGTGAGCCTGTGACTGTAACGGGTGTGTTCCCTCAGGGGATCAAGCGCGAGTACGTTGTGGTGACGAACTATGGTGATCAGGTGCGTTGTAACGATGAGCACCTGTGGACGGTGCGATCGGTTAGGGACGCAGAGGGTGCGCAGCAAACGATGTCGCTGCGTGAGATTATGGATGTGGGACTTATCGGCTCCGATGGCGCACCCATCTGGCAGCTTCCTACCTCTGGAGCGCTTGTGCGACAGAGCCGTCTTCTCCCGGTTGATCCTTATGTGTGTGGCGCGCTGCTCGGCTGGGGCGTTCGCATCGATGGGCGTGGGTACGTGACCGTTCCCAATGAGATGCCCGATGAAGTCTTTGCTGCTATCGAGGATCGCATGGGGTGGGAGCGCGTGCATGATGGTGCTGAGCGTTCGACGTTTATCAACCGTGCGACAGGTAAGCGTCTGACACCTGATGAGGTGATGACTCATCCGGTGATGACGAGTGTCCTTGTTAAGCCGGAGGATCAGCGTCATATTCCGTACACATACATCACCAGCTCGGTGAAGGATCGAGAGGCTGTACTACGAGCGCTGCGAGACAGTGAGTTGTACCGTCTGTCTCAGGGTGAGTCGTGGGTCGTTGATGCTGATATTCGTGAGCTAGAGCGTTCCCTCGATGTGACTGGCGATATGATCGCTGAGGTGATCGAGACCGATCGTGAAGTCGAGATGACGTGCATCATGGTCGACTCTGAGACGCACCTGTACCAGGTGGGCCGAGCCCATGTTGTCACGCACAACACGGTGCTGGTGCAATCCTGTATGCAGGATGATCCAGAACGCATTTATCTGGAAGTCGACATGGCGAAGATGATCGCTAACCTGTCGAATCCTGAAGAGATGGCGGCGCGTCTCAAGGCTCTGTTTGACGAGGCTGAGAGTTTCTCGCAAGCCGAGGGTCGAGAGATCGTGCTGTTCATTGACGAGTTTCACCAGGTGGTGCAGCTTTCTGCTGCTGCTGTGGAAGCGCTGAAGCCGTTGCTTGCTGCCTCTGGTTCGCGTGGTATCAAGGTCATCGCTGCGACCACGTATGACGAGTTCAATGCTCATATCGCATCGAATTTGCCGCTTGTGGAGCGACTGGCGCGCATCAACATTCCTCAGACGAATCGTGAGGTGACGATCGCGATTCTGAAGGGTATGGCGAAGAAGTACGATGTCGATGAGGGGATCTTCGACGACTCTCTGTATGAGCAGATCTTTGACTACACGAATCGGTACGTCCCTGCCTCCGTGCAGCCTCGTAAGTCGATCCGTGTGCTCGATGCGATGGTGGGACGCCATCGTTACCTGGGTGAGCGAATGGACAAGAAGCTCCTTGCGGAGGTTCTCAAGATTGAATTCGGTGTTGAGGTGGAAATTAACGTCGATGCCACAGAGATCAAGTCTGAATTGGATAAGCGCGTGTTCAGTCAGGACTTTGCTACCACGTCGATCGCACGCCGTCTTCAGCTGTGTGTCGCTGGTTTGAATGACCAGAGTAAGCCTATGTCATCGTTGCTATTTACCGGGGCGACTGGTGTGGGCAAGGCCACTACAGATTCCACTTGCGTACCAGTCTTTTCCGAGGACGGTTCTGTGACGTGGAAACTCGCCGGTGACCTTGTTGCCGGTGACTACGTTTTTGCTCGCGATGGTTCTCCGACCAAGGTTCTCGGGGTGTTCCCTCAGGGGGAACGAGACGTGTACCGCGTGACGTTGGCAGACGGACGCATTCTCGATGTCTCCGACAACCATCTGTGGGCTGTTTACCCCAATAGGGGTGGTATGTATGATGGTCCGACAATTTATTCGACTAAGACTTTGGGATCTCTGATGAACAAACAAAGCGCCGTGGAATATTTTGTTCCCATGAATCAGCCGGTGCAGTGGCCTACGGCAAATCTCCCTGTGGATCCGTATGCGCTCGGTGCGTTGATTGCTAATGGCTGGTTTATGGGCCGTGATCTTTCTATGTATTCGGGTATTGATGAAGACATAGTTGCTCGTGTTGGCCAAGCTATCGGTGCTGTTTCGTGGGACCAACCTCGGGGTACGTATTCGTGGTGTTTCCGTACAGATAAGGAACAAGAGGTTCGGAAGGCAGATGTACTTGTCGGTTCAGCTTCTGAGTTGATTGGTGTGAATAAGCTATCGCTATTTATTCCTGGGCAGTATTTGAATGCTTCGATCGAACAACGGTGGTCTTTGGTTCAAGGATTGTTTGATTGCGACGGTTATATCGATGAGTACGATCATTATCGTATTTCGTATGCCACAGAATCGAAACGACTTGCCGAAGACGTTCGCACTCTGTTGTTCTCTCTTGGGGTGCAATGTTGGATTAAACGACATGAACCGGGTAAGGGTTTGTTTAGCACGACTGAATATGAAGTTCGTGTGATGGCTCGTGTTTCGGACGAACCGCGTTTTTTCCGTCTTGATCGAAAGAAGCGTCTCGCTATTGAGGGTCAGTATAGGCACAGTCGAGCGTTGGAGAAGGCGTTCGATTACGTCGGTATTCGCTCTATTGAAAAGCTCGATGCGAAAGAGAGCATGACCTGCATCTACGTCGACAACGATGAGCATCTCTACCAGGCAGGCGATTTCATCGTCACGCATAATACTGAGGTCACGAAGCAACTAGCGAAGATCCTTTTCGGTGATGATCAGCGACATCTTATTCGTTTCGATATGACTGAATGGGGTCGTGACGACAGTGTGGATCTGTTCCGTGAAGAGTTGTCGCGTCAGGTGTGGGCAACCAGCCACTGTGTGCTGCTCTTTGACGAGATCGAGAAGGCATCCCCACTTGTTGTGCGTCTGCTGCTTCAGGTGCTCGACGATGGTCGACTCTCTGACAAAGACGGTCGACAGGTGTCGTTCCTGAACACCTACATTGTGCTGACCACCAACGCTGGTTCGGAGATTTACCGCACCATCGGTGAGTACAACGCTGATGATCACGGTAGTGAGGCCAGCATGCGTGAGTACGAAAAGGTCATTGAAGAGTCCATCAAGAGCACGGATGGTGGCAAGTTCCCGCCTGAGCTCCTGGGACGTATCGATGCGATCGTACCGTTTCAGCCGTTGTCGCGGCCTACGTTGCGCAAGATCATGATGAAGAAGCTGAGCGCTCTCAAGGCTGATGTGAAGCGCAAGCACGGTATCGATCTGACGATCGATAAGCGTGTTGTCGACTTCTTGGTGGAAGACGAATCGCGTAGTGACTCTGATGCTGGTGGTGCACGTGATATGGTGCGCCGTATGCAGCGATACCTTTCGACGGAAGTTGCAGCGTTCATCAATGAGCATCCCGAGGAACGTGTGATCGCAGCCAAGATCGATGGCACGTTGCGTAGCGAAGATGTGACGATCTTGAAGTCTGATGCGCGTGTGGTGGTCTTGCCATACGACAAGCCACGGGCTTAGTCATATCGAATCTGCTCGTATGCGAGCACATTTGGCACAAAGTGTGATACCCTCGTATACGAGTGCAAACACAGTGTGCTTGCCGGTACCCGCACACATTCCCAATGATGCAGGTACCGGCTCACATACAACCGAATCGATCGAAAGGATTTGTCTATGCTGTTTGGTAAGAAGGACGACACCAAGGTCGTCGACGAGCAGGTTGCTCCCGCCCCTGTTCTTGACAAGAAGGCTCAGAAGGCTGAGGCCAAGAAGGCCAAGGACTCCCTGGCTCTTGTCATCGATGAGACGGAGCCCGGTGCGGCTCTCGATCTCATCCGTAACAACGAGCGTTGGGCACTCCCCAATGGGGCTGGTGTCATCCTGTCTCTCCCCGTTGATGCACCCATCGAAGAAGGCGGTATCGGTGGCCTGGGCAAGGTCTCGTCCAAGGGGGACGAGAACAAAGGCTCGATTCTCCAGCGAATCGCTGACGATAAGATTCAGGTCCTGATGACCCAGGATATGCTTCGTCACAACATTTTGGGCATTATCCCCACAGAGCAGTCTCTGAGCCCCGAAGGCATGGGTGAGTACACCCTCTTCGACAAGGCTATTTTCATGCTCACGTCTGTTGACACGCGCGATGGGGCTCTCGTTGTGAACCCGATTCACTATGACGAACTGGCCGGTGTTCTCGACGTGCCTACTGGGGATGCCGATACGGTTACCCTGGCTCAGGCTCAGGCTATCTCTTCTGGGGCTGTGTCTCTGGCTTCTCTGATCCCGTCGCTGTGGCGTCGTCTGGGTGGCGAGGTTGACACTGAGTCGGTTGATTCGGAGTCCGAGGATCTCGTTGAGGATATTCCCGCGCCGCCATCGACAGACCATGCAGATGAGTCTCTGGAAAATGTCGACAATCTGCCGGATTTCGACCCCGATGAGGTTCCAGACGAGCCTCTGGAAGACGAGCTTCCGTTCGATGAGGGCTCGTATGACGACGATGATTCTGACATTGACGATCCGTTCAAGGATCTCGATGTTGAATCGGATGCTGACACCGAGTTTGAGTCGGTGGAGGATGTTCCCGAGGTTGCAGAGAACCCCATTCCCGCCCCTGTCGTCGACAATCGTGTCTTTGATCGTGAGGCGGTGCGCAACACGATGGCGCGCAGGTTCCTCGATGAGGATCTGGGCTTCACTGTCGATATGACGCCCTTCGAGGCCCTGTTTGGTCATGAAGAGGACGAAGCAAGCCGTTTCTCGCTGGATCATCTCAGCGATGAGAACTGGCTCGATGGTCAGATCAAGCTGCTGTCTCAGCAGGCGAATGATGCACTGGCCCAGCAGCGTCGTCGTGACATCAGTGAGCTGCGCGATCTTTTCTTCTCGCTCGTGTCCAACACGGGCGATGAGATTGCTGCTCAGATGAGCACCGGACCTGGTGCTGACAACGTGTGGGCTCAGACGTTGGCTGAGGCTGATGCGAACGCTGAGAAGTCTCGTGAGAGCCTTGTGGACATCGTGGGTGCACAGCGTGCTGCCATCATCGCCAAGTACGAGAAGGATAAGGAAGCGGATGCGCAGGCTAAGGCCGTGGAGGCGAAGTCTCTCTACGACGTGCGGCACAAGCCCAGTCTCGATCGAGAACTCGATGAGATTGAACCGAATCTTCGTGCAACCATCGACGAGGATCACACTCTTCGTCGTCGTCAGATCCTTGATGCCCGTAAGCAGTCTGCTCAGGCATCTTTCGATGCAGCTCTCACTCGCGTGATGGATCACCTGATCCAGAAGCGCTCTGAGCAGACTGCCCGTGAAGCGGAGCTCATGGAGCAGTTCCGTGACGATATGGGTCGGTTCTTGGATGAGAATCGCAAGGAAGACATAGCTCGCGCTGAGGCTCTGCGAGAGCAGCTGTCGCGTCAGAATATCGTCGAGCAGAAGACCGCTGAGTTTGCAGCTCGTGAGAAGGAGCTGCGTGAGCAGATCAAGCGTGAGCGAGAAGAGGCCGAGAAGCGTTCTCTGGCTGCTCAGGAGGAAACCAATAAGGCTCTGGCGCGTATGCGCGAAGAGTGGTCTGCTCAGTTGGCTCAGGCGAAGGCTGAGGTCGAGCGTGCGAATGCGCGCACGGAAGAGGAAGCCGCTCGTGTGAACGTTGTTCGCGACGAGATCTCGCGTCAGTACGAGAGCCAGATTGCTTTCCTGGAGAACGATCAGAAGACGCTGATGGCGCAGATGGACCGTGAGAGCCTCGTCGCTAAGCGTGCCAACCGTCTGTACATCGCCTTGGCGGTGCTGGTGGCTCTAGCGTTCCTCGCACTCGGTGTCATTGCTGGCATTCTGCTGCACAGCACGCTGGGTGATGCGAATGCTGCTGCAACGGCGATCGCTGATGTTTCCACGCAGGCGATTACTAACAGCGCAACGTCAATCGGTGTGTAGCATGTGATGATGTGATCGCATAGAACAAGAGGTGCGGTGAGGGTTATCCTTGCCGCACCTCTTTTCTGTGTCTCTGATCTTCTGCATCTGATATGATTAGGTTGGTGAATCAACCGAATCGAAACGACGTAAGAGAAAGAAAGGTGGTGCATATGGCTTTCGGACGAAAGAAATCCGGTGGAGCAGCGCCCCGTGAACACGGTAGCCAGGCATGGAACCAGCTAGGTAAGCAGGATGAGCTTGACTCACTGGCTTACCAGGATGTCCATGGGGATCAGCAGCTAGAACGTAGCGACATCGAGGCAAAGATCTCTCCGTTGTCGCGCGAAGTCGCATCGGCTGTTGCCGGTGTGCTGGTCTTCATCCTCGTGTGGATGCTGTTTTCTTTCGGCACGATGGGTGTGGCCATGGGTCGTGACGCCCTGTGGCGCTCATCTGTTCCGAGCTACGTAGTACAGAACAAGGCTCTGACGAAGGAGCTGGGCAAGCCTGTGTGGAGCGAGGGGTGTTTCTCCCCGGCTCTGGAAACAGGTGAGATCGATACGTCCGATGAGACGTGCTATGAGGATGCTGAGGATGTTCCTGAGCCACAGTGGCACGTGGATGCCGTCGCAGCAGAAAAGGCTGATCGAGATGCTGAGTTGGCTCAGCGTCCGAACAGTGCGATCGGTTGGATGCTGTCGTTCGATTGGCTGAAGTTCGTCGTGTCGTCGATCGCTGGTCTTGTTGTGTGGGGCTTGCTGCGTATGCGACTGCTACGCAACCTCAAGGCACAGAACCTTATGCGTGATACGACTGACATCAATCAGTACAAAAACGATCAGCACGTGGCACTCCCTGAAGAAGTGCGTGAGCGTTTCGATGTCGTGCCCGATGTGGGGGCGCATACAGGCGTGAGTGCAACGACGCTGATCTCTCACTCGATGGTCTCGAATAAGGGCATCGAGAAGGTTGCGTTTGCACAGCGTGCTGAGAAGGACATTCTCGACGAGGATGGCGATGTGGCTCTGTTTGAGGGAGAAGCTCTCACGGACGATAACGGCGATGTTGTGACCAAGATGGTGCCCATGTTTGACGAAGAGTTCGGTACAGCTCTGTGGAACGCATCGGGACTACCGGACAACAAGCAGCTTCGTCGCCGCCTCGACCCCCGCAACGTGCCGTACAACCCAGGCAATGCCAACCGAGATAAGCTCAAGGGTTTCAACACCCTGGCTGATCTGGTGAATGGTGAGTGGGAACTTCCAACGTATGAGCCGCAGCGTCCGGCTGGCGTTTACTACGTGGATACAGCTCCTGCGAACACCATGATTCTGGCTATGACTCGTGCTGGTAAGGGTCAGACGTACATCGAGCCAATGCTCGATATTTGGATGCGTCAGAAGCGCCCGGATAACATGGTGATCAACGACCCCAAGGGCGAGCTCTTGGTGAAGAACTACGTTCGTGCCACCATGCGCGGTTTCCAGGTCGTGCAGTTCAACCTCATTAACGCGATGAAGACGGACATCTACAACCCGCTTGGGATGGCGGCTGAGGCTGCACGCGAAGGTGATCAAACCAAGTGTGCGCTCTACGTTGAGAACATCGCAGATGTCTTCTTCCCTGTGGACGGCGCAGAAGATCCTGTGTGGCCGAACGCGGCGAACAACGCGTTCAAGCGTGCAGCATATGGTCTCATTGATTACTACTTGGAAGAAGAGCACCAGTTGCGTCAGTACGCAATGCGCCACGGTATGGATCAGAAGGTTCTGGAACAGAAGCTCGATGCCATGTGGGGTAAAGTGACGCTTTACAACTGCTACCAGCTGTTCGTGCAGCTCACGAGTAAGAAGCGTAAGTCGCCCATGACTCAGGTGAACGAGCGCATCAAGAGCGGTTACTACGATCAGCAGTCGTCCGATCCCGATGAAGTCGACGCTCTGATCGAGCACGACAAGATGCAGGCTGAGCGCATTGAGTTCCTGTGGGAAGGCAAGCCGGAATCTGATTTGCTTACCTTGTTCTTCAACGCCACTGAGGCATTGCCTCAGTCGACGATGCGTACGTTGATCGCTAACGCGAACAACGCGCTGCGTGCAATGGCCGGGGCCGAGAAGATGCTCGCGTCTGTGTACGGTATTGCCATCACGGCAATGTCGTTCTTCACGGATCCGACGATCTCCACTCTGACCTCTGGTACGCCGTCGCAGAACACCGATCTCGGTGGTCTGTCGTTCCCCCGTCGTTTCGGTGTGCGTTTCGCTCAGAACTTCACCAAGCGTGATGGTCTCATTGGCGCTCAGGCGAAGTGGGATGCGTTTGATGATCCTGAGTTGAAGCACAACCTCGGTAAGGATTTCGAGCACGAAGATACTGTGGTTCGAGAAGGATGGGCTCGGTACTACTTCGATGGAAAGTTCCCGAACGATGTTGCATACCTGCGACTGCGTTTGTTCAATACCCATACGGGTGTTCTCTTGAAGACGTTCTACTTCCAGTTCACGAAGGGCTATCAGCTCTCGCTGAACGGTCGTAAGTTCGTCAAGGATCCGATCACGGGTCAGAAGATCGTCCGTAACGGCGTTCTCGTGGAGATGGTGAAGGGTAAAGACGGGGTTCTTGTTCCCGGTCATCTGCGTTATCCGGCAACTCGTTTGTTGGATAAGGCGGGGAGCCTCAAGACGGTGCGTGAGAATGTCCCTGCGATCATCTTGTCGTCGGTTCGTTATTCGGAGCAACCAAAGGCTGTGTTCCTTGTGACGCCACCTCACTTGATGAAGTACGCGAAGCTCGTACTGATTCTCGTGAAGCAGTTGGTGGATCTGAACTTCGACAAGTCGTATATGACGAAGGCGAACCAGAAGCCGCTCTATAAGACGCGTTTCATGCTGGACGAGCTCGGCAACCTCCAGTCCGAGGGTCACGGTATCTCGGGCTTTGAGACCATGCTCTCCATTGGTCTGGGTCAGGAGCAGCAGTTCACGCTGATTCTTCAGACGTTGCAGCAGGCCAGAGACGTGTATGGCGACAGTGTGGATAAGATCATCCAGGGTAACGTTGCTAATATCGTGTTCCTGAAGTCGACGGACGATACGATGATCGAGACCTTGGCTAAGATGTCCGGTACGCGCCACCGTGCGGTGCGAGACTCGAAGACGGTGACTCAGGATACTGAGCGTCTCATCGAAGGCTTGAACGTCGAGGGCAAGGTGTCGTACACGATCAGTGCGAAGGAAGAAAGTGTCATCGGGTACAACGATCTGGCGTTCTTGCCGGAGCGTAATTCGATCATCTTCTCGGCCGGGATTTCCCCTATTTGGAACCGCAATGCTGAGATCTTGCCGATGTCGTGGCGCTTGTTCAGCAACACCATCAAACACCCTGGTCACGAGTATTCGCTACAGACCATTCCGACGCTCTCGTCGGCACTAGAGTTTGACGTGCGTCTCAATCAGCCGAACTTCATGAAGATGCTCGATAAGCGCATCGAGCAAGCTGCGAATGCAGCTGAGGCGATGGAGTTGTACCAAGAGGCGTACGATCTGGATGATTACGGTATCTCGATTCTGGATCCCGATGTGTACTCGGCTGAGGTCATGGATCTCATCGCGTCGATCGAGGAAGAACGCAATGCTCATGACATGGAGAACGAAGAGTATGACATGGACAGTGACGAGGCTCTGCGTGCTCAGTTGGGATCGGGATACGACATGTTCAACGAGGATGACGAGATTAACGAAGATGTCCGAGAGGATCTTGCTGCTCGTCAGGAGATGTTGGCCGATCGAGCGAAGATGCGCTACGCGGAAGGTCAGATTAGCCGTGAACATCTGATGAGTGAGAGTGGACAGGTGTTGCACCATCTCGATGGTGACATCATTGCGGCGTATCGTGAAGCGAAGCATCCAATGGCGTCCGATGCACGGTTCTTCAGAACCGATGCGAACGGTTCGCTGTGCTCGTTGGATGGACAGATGTATATCAGCCAGGGTGTGTCGAGCGATGAGCTGCGTACTCTCCAAGCTGCATCGTCCGATGAGACGAGCGGTGTGTATGCTGACGATGAGTCGATCTCTGAGATCGCTGACTTGGGCTCGTGGCGAGTCCATGATGCGTTCTATAGGTTCTTGCACGGCTTGGAGTCGTGGGAGGATCTCGGCGGAGGTGCTTTCGATCGCGCTATTGCGCGAGTGTTCGAACGTCGTGAGAATGAGTGATTCTCACGGTGTGAGAGATGCGTAAGAACCGGGTGGTAGTCCAATAGACTGCCACCCGGTTCTGTGTTGTGTGTATGCAGATTCAGCGTTCGACGTTCTTGATCCACCGGGTCTTACCCGCGTCATAGATCCTGTAGAGCTTGTTGGCGAGTGCCGCTTGGTGCTCAGTTTGACCGGGTTCATAGACGAGATCAGGATTGTCGATGAAACGCTGCTTGGTGTACGTGGAGCGGTGAACACGTTGCCATCTTGTGTGGCGTCCGACGTAGCTGTAGCTTGGGGCTTGCTGTTTATCCACAACGAAGCCCGCTGCTTGGTACATCCCACCGTCAGAGATGTCGTTATCGCTCCATGATGTCCACGTGTCGACGGGCACAAGCGTCTCAGCGTGAGTAAGGAGCTTGGTGAAACCACCGATGATGACACCCAGTGTTGCGTAACGTTGGATGTCCCATGTTCCATCTGGTAGTGAGACACGCGAACCGTGGTTCTTGCGACCGATGCCGAGCAGGGCACGCACAACACCGTCTGAATCGTAGAGACCAATATTGACGGTGCAATGAACCGGCCCTTGGAGGTGATTGTCCTGCCAGAAACGTCTGGCAACGCCTCCGTGGACGAGTTTCACCGTCAGGTTGCGTGCGTAGAGACGCTCACAGGCCAGCGGGTTGATGTCCGGTAGGACATCGGGCAGACGGTTAACAGCGTGCAGCCTGTGGGCGAGAGCTCGCAGAACGAGATCGCGTCGGTGCAGCCAGTCGTCTTCCCACACGTGGACAAGCTGGTACCCTTGCAAGCTCGCCTCGCGTGTTTTGCTCGCGTGGTAGTCGTGAGGCAGAGTGCGCGAGTGTGCTTCAACGGTTGCAGCCTCAGAGTGCCAGAACACGCCGTTGAACTCGATAGCCAAATGGTGGTCAGGAATGACAATATCCAGTTCTTTACCCGAAGGGAGAATTGTATGATCGTCACTCAACACCGTGCTCGTGGGAACAAGGGAGCGAACCATCTCGGTCAGTAGTGTTTGAGATGGGTTGGTATGGAGCTTGTAACACATTGGGCATCCCGAAGGTTTCACACGGTTACTTGGAGCGGCGCGCCATGTGTGTTCGGGGTTGACCAAGCATTGCCAGAGCACGGGCTCGGTTCCACCCTTGCTCACAGTGGTTGCCAATGATTGATCTACGAGTTGTGCTGCCAGGGCAGGATGCGTGGTCGCCAGATCATTGACACCAGGGACGATCTTTCTTCCTGAGCAGTACGGGCAACCAGTCTTTTTGGTGGTGCGGCTATACGGTGTTGCCTTCCACGTATGAGCGGGGTTTACGGGGCACCGCCATAGCACGGACACGTCCGATCCTGGTTTAAGAGTGGTAGCAAGAGATTGATCGATAAGTTGTTCAGCCAGGTCGGGATGCGTAGTTGCCAAGTCGCTCTGACCAGAGACGGCACGACGACCTGAGCACTGAGGGCAGCGCGTTCCTTGGCGTGCGATGTTGCTGAGCGGGGCAGTCCAGTGATCGTGCGTAGGGTTACCGCACCAGAACTCAACTTTCTTATTGGAAGAACCGGTGAGTTTTGTTTGTAGGCTCGTATCGACCATGAGAGCGGCCGCTTCGGGGTGAGTGGTGGCAACGTCGTTGACACCGGGGATTACAGTCTTGCCGTTACATACGCTGCACCCGGTGGGGTTCTTCGCGTTCGTACGGTTCATGGGGCTGGCCCACCACACGTGACGAGAGTCAACGGGGCAGCGCCATTGGACCTTCTTGTCTGAACCACGAGCGATGGATCGTAGGGATTGATCCACGAGCTGGTCAGCGAGGGTGGGATTGAACTGCTCAAGTGTTTGAGACGGTTTTCGTGGCATGGTGACGGTCCTTTCTTTGGTCCGTGTTGTTTACATTATTCAGTGTATCATGGATGGTCGGTCATAGGCATGCAGATTTCCCTGTATTTCCAGTCGAAATACGGTGTTTCGTCGGGTAGAATGGAGGGCGTAATACCCGATCGATCCAGTGGATCGAAACTCCAGGAAGGAGAATGCGTTATGCAAACGCGCAATGCCGGGCTCCGGCGTTACATGTACGAGCACATGATCGCTCGTACGATTAATCGAACCTCAGAATTGACCAAGACTCCTATTCTTGTGTCTCAAGGTCGACGCCTGAGGGATCTCATGGAAGAGCGTCTCAACGAACAAGGTCGTTCTTTCAACGATGGTGATCTCCCTGTTGCTGATGCGTTGAATGCTATCCAAAGCGTCATGCAGGAGAACGTTCCCGGTTACAAAGATTTGTTCCAACCTGCCGATACGTCGAGCAAGGGTTACAAGGCTCTGTATGACGATTTCACGAAGATCGTTGGTCTGAAGGGTTCTGCTGGTGAGGCTGGTCCTCGTCTGCCGATCTCTCCGTATGATCCCAGGTGGGGGAGCCGCCGCACTGTGAAGCAGGCGGGAACATCTATCCTGTACGTTCTTGATGGTGACATCGCTGCGTACGCAGACGGTAAGCCGAGCAACGTTGAGAAGGTGACGACCTCGGAGCTCACTCTGTACCGCCTGACTGACGAAGGGAAGGCGAAAGAAGCGGGCCGTGCGTTGAGCCTTGATGATGTCTCGGGTCTCACCGAGCTCATGGGTCGCATGTCGACGGCTGAGTACAATGAGGTTCGTCAGTGGGTGCTGGACGGTGCTCGCAACCCTGAAACGGGGCGCTACAATGCCCGTCAGTTCATGAGTACTGAGGCATTGGCTCGTTCCCGAGCTGTGCTGGACATGCTCGCAGAAGAGGGCATTCCGTACACGATCGAGAAGGATCTGCGTCCTGGCCAGATTCGTGCGCGTTTGACGGGTACGAATATGACAGTGCGCCTGACCGATACCCGCGACAAGGAACAGTGGGTGGGCCGTGTCTACGACAACGGTGCAACCCTGTATTTCTCTACAACCGCTCGTCGAGACAACAAGCAGATGGCCTACACGCCAACTGTTGATGAGGTCTGTGATCTCGTGCGCGTTGCGCTGGGTCGACCGGTGGAGCGCAAAGACGGCAAGGGTATCGTGGGCCACGTGGGTGAGCGTCAGACCAGTAAGGGTAAGACGATCCAAGAGTCGTATCTCTCCACCGGCACGCTCACAAGTGCGTACAAGGATATGCCTGGTATGAACGGTGAGCAGATCGTGATTCGTCGCCAGATGAAGGAACGCTCTGCGTCGTCTCGGTTCTTCGCTGATACGCCTGAAGGTCGTGAACAGGCGTCGACGTTCATCTCTGATGCTGTCCACAGCGCTCGCCACAATGTGATCGAGCAGCTCGATGTCGATGGTCTGATCCAGCAGTTCCGTGATCACGAGGATGCTGCCCGTGAAGGCGCGTACATCCCCATGCTGTCTGGTGATCCTGATCTTGCGGCTGTTGGTCGCGCGTACTGGGATGTGCTTCGCGGTGCAGAGACAACCCTGTTGAAGCCTGAGGCTACGCGAGCTGAGTACGTTGAAGCGACGGGTCTGCTTGACGACATGGATCAAGAGAGCGATCTGTCGGGTGTTCACGACATGTTGGCTGGTTCCGTGGCGTACACGGGTACTCCTGAAGAGCGCGTTCGCGCCCATCTTCGGGATCTTCTTGATACCCAGATCGGTATCGATGAGCCTATCGACTCTGATGACTTCGTGTTCGATCCGGTGCGCGTCGCTCGTTACATGACGAGTGAACACGGTCAGTGGCGCAACAACGATGATCTCGTGGCTGCTATGCGTTGTGCGGGTGTGCCTCAGGAGAAGATCGTCGGAGAGTCGTTCTACTCCAACACGTTCCGCGATCGACTGATCACTTTCGATGAGTCTACGGCGTTGCCGATGGATGTCGTGGAAGATGAGTTTACTCAGTCGATGCTCCAGGTTGTGTCGGATACGCTGGAGGCGTGCGCGGTGACGCCTGGTTCTATTCGCGTCGATGCCAATGGCGTTGTGGAATGGACTGGTTCCATCATGCGCTCGCAAACGGGCAAAGAAGAACCCGTGAGCGGTACGGTCGGACAGATCTTCGCTCGCGGTGAGAATGGCGAGATCATCACACGGTTCAATTCCGGTAACGATCTGATGATCGTGCCTGGTTTTGACGCACGTGTGGTGGCACAGAAGCCTGGGGAGAACAAGTCCCTCGAAGAGCGCACCCGGCTGATCGGTTACGAGCAGCAGATGAGTGATGCGATTCGCTATCGAGTTCAGGCTGATGTGCTATCTGGTCGCTCGCGCGTGGGGGAACCAGCGTCGCTGAACAGCGTGTATCGTCGTCTGTCGGATACGCGCCACCGCGCAGATCACTACGAGCGAGCTCTCGAAGAGGGCATGGATCGGAAGATCCTTGATGCCATTCTTGCGACCGAAGCGCGCCGCGTGCGTTACCCGAACGCTTTGCGTGATGGGTCGACGATCGACGCTGACTTCCGTGCATCTCGTGTTCGTGAACAGGGTATCGGTGGTGATCCGGCGAATGACACAACCATGGATCCGTGGGTGTTGACCGGTGGTCGCAACATGTCTCTGCTCAGCGAAGAAGCCGATGGCTACTTCGATCCGATCATGACATCGGGCGGTGTGAACCAGGGCGTGACTCGTTATCTCGTGTCCGGTGCACAGGTGAACCCTGATGGTTCGATCGTGCGTTCAAGCAAGGGCGATCGTGCACCGCTCATGTTGACTGAGCAGGCTCAGCTCATGAGCTATGACCCGTTTGATCGTCAGCAGATGACGACCTCCAATCTCATGAACGCATCGTCTGTGACGAAGCCTGTGGGCACGGCGTTCATGACTGCCGGTGGTTGGACGATGGAGGACTCCATCGTTGTCTCGGCTGACTTTGCCAAGCAGTACCGCGTTCGCGGCACTGATGGTCAGATGCGCGATCTCATTGTTGGTGACAAGATCTCCGATATGCATGGCAACAAGGGTGTCATCTCACTCATTGTTGATCGCAATGCCGATCTGTCTCCTGATGAGATTGAAGAGCTGCATGGATCGACGGATATGATGACGCTTTTCCGGGAGAATCCGGGTCTGGATGTCGTTATGGCACCGTTTAGTGCCGTGTCTCGTTTCAACGGCGGTTCGGCACGTGAGGCGATGCAGCAAACGTCTGCGCTCCATCTACCCAACGGCACAACTGTTGAGGCGGGTATTGGCCAGGTGTCGTTCATCGGCACGCATATGACCGTGGATGCGAAGACGGCTGCATACGATGAAGCCGCGATCCGAGCTGGACAAGGCCGTAAGGCGTCGTCTCAGCTTGCATGGGCCTTGCAGTCTCAGGGCTGCGATAAGGTGCTGGAGCAGATGTACGGTGGCAACCTGCAAGCTCTTGCACAGCTGCGTGAAATGGCTCTGGTGTGCGGTTTGGACATCGAACCTGATGGCACCTTGCGTGATGGTCATGACGATCTCGCTGTTGGTGGGCAGCGCCGTCTCATCGAGATGGGTGATGTTCCGTTGACTGAGCGTGGATCGTTCGACGTGCGTCGTGTTCGTAGCGATTTCGCTTCTCTCATTGGCGATGCTGGCGGCGATATGGAGATCCCGTTCCCGCTGACGATGCCAACGGGTGCTCGTACGCCTCATGCAACAGACACTACGTGGCGTGTGCCGGTCCTGAGCTCGCATCTGCGATCGGGTCAGGATCTTGACGACGGTACGTCGACGGTGCACGACTACACGTATCGTTATCTGGCGATCCGCGAATGGTCGCTGCGCTACAAGCATGCGGCTGATCGCGCTGCGTCTGGTGAGCTGACGGGCAAGGAGCTGTCCGATGCTCGTCGAACGATGGCTGAGGCTATGCACCGTGCGCAGACGGCGTACGATGGCATCGCGCAAGACATCATGCGTCGCCGGTTTACCGGCAAGCGCAATGTCTTCAAGGAAGGTCTCATGGCCTCGCGTCTGCCGCACTCGGCTACCGCTGTGTGGACGGGTGATCCTCGTTTGGACATCGACCAGGTTGGTGTTGGCCCGGAGCTGGCAAAGAAACTGCATCTGCGTGATGGTGACTACGCGCTTGTGTGGCGTGATCCTGTTCTGCGTGATGCGGGTGTCCGTTACATGCGTGTTGCGATCGATGATCGCCTCACGGGTGTGAGTGTGAATCCAAACATGGTCAAGTGCTTCGACGGCGACTTCGACGGTGACTCGGTTGCTGTTGTGAAGTTGGGTGATGGTCCGGCACATAAGCAGGCATTGGAGCGTCTGACCGTCGAGGCTAACCTCATCGATTTGGGCCAGGGCATGGACGACGAGGGTCGTTACCCTCTGGCAATGCACAACGCGCTCGATGTGAAGGTGTCGCAGCACTACGATTCTCGTCATGCGGATGCGATGGATGAGGTTCATCAGCGCGCCAACGATGCGTATTACGATTTGACTGAAGGGGATGCTACTCGTGAGCAGTTCCTGGAGGCGGGTCGTGATGTCGTGGATTTGGCATCTTACATGTACCGTGATGCGCTTCAGCATCAGTACGGTGAGGCTGTGCTGTCGTTTGGTTCCGTCCAGGAGCACATGAAGTCTGTGGAGGCTGCATGTATCGAGACCGGCGCAAAGGGTTCGCCTAAGAAGATGCTGGATTATGCTCGGTACATCGGCTATGACCCCGAGAACCAGGTGGACCTGATGACCACGTGTGTGATTCGCGAAGAGCAGCAGGGCACCATGTATGCCACGGCTGTGAAGTCGTTTGGTACCGGTGTTGCCGGTACGTTCTCGCAGCGTGGTGTGCGAGCTCTTCGTAACGATGAGCTCAAGGCTGTGTTGGAGCTGACCTACCCGGTGACGCAGAGTATTTTGCAGGCTAAGCACGATCCTGTGGATGCTCGTCACCGCTATGAGTTGCTGATGGGTCCGGCTCGAAGCCTGTGGCGTGGTCAGCTGATTGCGCAGGATTCCAACGGTGTGTGGAACACCGTGACGGACGATGATCGTAAGCCGGTTCAGGCCACCAAGGATCAGTGGGTAGCTGCATTCTCGCAGTTCTATGGTGATGCAGGTCTGGGTGTTGCCGTGAACAGCGACAACATCACCAAGGTTGCCAATGCGCTCAGCGATGGCAACGGAACGATGTTGAATTTGGAGGACGAGAAGGTCATTGAGCAGCTCGCTTCTCCGATGGATCGCCTGGCATACGGCGGTGACTTCACTACGATGCAAGCGTTGGCTGAGGCTCACGCTAACCTGTTCGAGGGTCAGTGGAATGCCAAGTTTGCACCAGCTCGTGTGCGTGAGGTGATGGAGGCCGATGTGGAGACGCAGGCCGAGGCACCGGTGATCGCCATGGAAGACACTGTGGCTCGCGTGGATCGTGATGAGAAGATCGGTCGACGTAAGTCGACATCGTGGGCTGTTCCGGTGCGCTCGCATACGGGTACCAGTGCAGCTGAGCGTTACGGTCTGACGACACAGGACGACAATGAGACGGACAGGTCTGTCGATGATGGCTTCGAGCTGTGATCACCATGTGATCATGTGCTGAAGCTGGGAAGAAGCAGGTCTCGCCTGATGGGCGGGGCCTGCTTCTTTGTCTGTATACGTTGCAATGGTGCGATATACTGGTATACGAGCCAAACACGTGGCGATGATGGAAAGGAAGGGTGTTATGACGCTTTATTACGATCAGGAAATCAAGGAGTATACCGATGCCGGGATCAGGCGATACAAAGGTCTTGATCCACATGAAGAGCTGGATGCACCAACCGAGCGGTATGGTCTTGATCCACATGAGTGGACAGGAACATTGGCCGATAAGGTGATAGCGATTCTCGGTAAAAATACGCCCGAGAAGGAAACGCATGTGAATGCGTTGTTGCGCGATGCGGCAAAATCATTTATGAAGAATGCCAAATATGCGGAAATGAATGTCCATAATGATGAAACTACCTTTAAGAAGGTAATGTCTGTCAACGGTGACGATTTGCGTGCTGCTATGTCCGAAGCGTCCTTGGGCGGCATTCTTATTAACGATGAAGCGATGGATGCTATCAAACGTGTGGAAAAGCGTTATCTTTCATATTGGAGTTTTGATTTCGGTTTTGATTCTTTGACGCATGCATACGATGAGCTGTATAAACTTAATGATGCGCGAGCTCATTTCCGTGAGAGTGCGCAAGTGATGCGAGGTGCTGCGAATACCCCAGCGATTTCAAATCCAGAGTTTGATCGTTTCGCCCCGCCTCAGGGTTCACGTGTGACGACGGTTCCGCCGCCTGTGCGGTCTGCGCCCTCTATCCCGTCTGCTCTTTCTATGTCCGCTGTGTCCACTCAGCGAACTGGTTCTATCCAGGCTGTGCTTCCAGGTAGTGGTATCAAGGTGAGACGAGCAGCACCTCATGTTCCACAGACTGCCCGTCGTATGGGTGTTGTTGAGTCGCAGGTGCAGACTCCGAATGTTGATGATGGGTTCGAGTTGTGACGCTGACGTGATTATGTGATGGGGTAGGTCTTGTTTGAAAGCGGGGCCTACTTCATCGTTTTGCCATGTTATCGTTGCAATAGTGCGATATACTGGTATACGAGTCGAATGCAACTAAATGAAAGGAAGATGGTCATGTCGACGATATGGTATGAAGAGCCAACCGATAGCGAAATCAAGGAGCATTATGGTCTTGATCCGCATGAGTGGACGGGAAGCCTTGCTGACAGGGTGATGGCTGTTGTCAATAAGAATGCGCCTGAGAAGGAAACGCATGTGAATGCGCTTCTGCGTGATGGAGCTCGGCTGTTTGCGCAGAATATGCAAATCCAGCAGGCATCAGGTATTGACGCAAGCGATGTGAGGGAGATGGTGGCATCCGGTGGCGATGAGTTGCGTGCTGCCATCTCCGATGCATCGTGGGCTGGTGTTCTCATCAACGATGAGGCAATGGAAGCCATTAAGTATGTGGAGAAGGAGTACATCACCGAGTTTGGTGGAGACTCTCTGACACGCGCATATGATCAGATGCGCAAGCTGAACGATGCACGCGCTCATTACCGTGAGGCTGCGAAGGAGATGCGTGGCTCTGCGCCTGTTACCCAGGCAACTCCGAGCTTTGATCGATTCGCTCCGCCTCAGGGTGCTCGTGTGACGACGGTTCCGTCGCCTGTGCGCACTGTTGGGTCTGCTCGGTCTACTCAGGCAGCTCAGCCTGCACCGTTTGTGCCTCCTATTCCTCAGCCCCCGAAGACGCCGGGATCTCAGGTTCGCACGGGTGGTCCTGTGCGAGTGGGTAATGTCGCCAAGGATTGGCTGGCTTCGCATGGCCGTGATGAGAAGGGTCGCCCTCTCGCATCTGCGCCTGCGTCTGGACAGTCTGGGCCTCAGGTTCCGGCTCAGCGATCGGGTTCGATTCAGGCTTCGCTTCCTGGTAGTGGTGTGACCGTGGGTCGATCAACACCACGTGTGCCACCCACTGCTCATCGTATGGGTATCCCTGCGCCCCAGGTGCAAACCCCAAGCGTTGATGACGGCTTCGAGCTGTGACGCACTTGCGGGGAGATAAAAAGCAATAGAAAGGAGGACAAGATGGCTCGTCCACCTCGCCAACTTCCAGCGCCTCGTTACGGGGGTGAAGTTGGTCCGCAGAAGGATCAAGATGAGGTCACAACGATGGTTGTGACCAAGGAGCAGATCTTTGACAAGAAGCCTGAACCTGTTCACGCGGTAGAGCCAAAGCCTGCGCTTGATTGGGCGCAGCAGCTGAGGCTCGATATGCGCTATCACGCTGATGGGTATCTCCATGCTCTCAGCCAGGTGAACCTGGAGTCTATGAAGCGAAAGGCTGACATCGCCTCTCGCATGAATGATCTTCAGGGTAAGCACAAGGCGTACGCATCGATGATGGTGCTCAGTGCGCTGGTGCCGTTGAAAGACGGCGTGTCGATGACTGCTGTGGCTGAATCTGTTGGCATGGGTGTCACCATGTGGATGCTGTCGCCTAACTTCCGCCAACAGGTGAAGTCATTTGCGCGAGACGCTCGTATGGCTGTCGAGGACATGGCTGAAGCCCGTCGACGCAGTCAGTCGAAACAGTTGCATGATAAGGCCGATCGACATCGAGAGAAGCATGGTGGTGAATTGCCGCCCTCTCTGAAGCGTCGTCTGGAGCGCATTGAAGCCAAGGAGCGCAATGGTCGCATCCCGTTCAATGAGGCAAGTGCGGCGTTGACGCATCTTGGCCTGAGCGAAGCGATGTTCAACCAGATGCGTCAACCTGGTGTGGATCCCGCTGAGATTCAAGAGGGCTACGCACACTTGATGGAGCGCTTCTGGGATGATGTCCACAAGGACGGCCTGGATCCCGAAAAGGTGAACACCGTCAGTCGTATGCTCATGGGCCAACGGATGCGTTATGAGCCCCACTGGGCGAATGCGTTCGTTGAGACCGCTCATGGTGAGGTCGACATGGACATGGTGGAGACGGTGGACGCTCAGACTGGTGAACCGCATCGAACGTGGACTGGTATCTGGTCCACGCGCATGGGTGAGCCTATCGTGGGAGGTTCTTTCACTGTTCGTCCTCCGTACAACGAGATGCAGCATGAGTTGTCTCTGAGTACGTGCATGGCTCGTGAGATGGAGCGTGCGGCGCTGAATGGCAACATTGCGGATCTCAATGAGTCGTTGCTTGCCTATGGTTCCGCCTGGTCTGTTCGGGACAAGAACCTGGATGTGCACAGCGTTCCTGGTGCGATGGGTGAGAAGATTCGTCGAGCTCGTCGTGGTCTTGATGCCATGGAATTTGATGGTTTCGATCGAGATGAGCAGCGAGACATCTATGCGACATCGTTTGTCCATGCCATGGACATGGTGGCGAAGGCTCACCCGGACATCGAGCGTCACTGGGCGCAGCAGTACGGTTCTCAGTGGCGATCGGAGATGCGAGACTTCGCAGCGACGCCAGAAGAGACCTATAACCGATGGCAACGGGGGGAGTTTTACTCTGATGCGCGTGATTCTCCAGGGCATGACAACGCTCATGCCGATCCGCACACGGAGCGAATGAGGGAAGACTCGAAGCGTCGACGCAGCGCGTATAACCGTGCACGTGACAACCAGGAGTACAACGCTCATGACACGTCGGCGTTTAGCGCTGACACTGATTTTGAACTCAATGATGTCGACGACGGATTTGACATGGGCGGGTACGATCGACCTAACGACAATGATGGCTTTGAGCCGTCCCTATGAAAGGAGTTGAGTGACCAATGTTGGGTTTTCCAAAGGATGACGATACGATCGCCGGTCTGTTCGGTGTCAGCGAAGAGGATCGTCACGCATGGGCTAAAGAGCACCAGATGAGGCTAGAGCGTCAGCAGGCGCAAAAGCCGGGTCTGGCGAAGAAAGCAACGATGGCTGCCTACGAAATCGCTGCTGCGGGTATTACCTCGCAGATGCGTGCGGCGTATATCGAAGAGGCCCGTGGCACGATGGCGAAAGAGACGACTACGACGACTCGTAGTCAGTCTCGAAACATCGATCCCGAACTCGAAGAGATTCGTCGCGAGAGTGGTGGCTACGAATTCGGTGGCTGATGTGTAGCTGTAGCGCTGGCTGATATATCCCCAGGGGATGAACCCCTGGGGATATATTTATGTATCGGTCGGTTAGGCATCGGTGTGTTCCAATATGTTAGACTGATACACGAATATAATCAGAAAGCGGCTCTGTGCCGTGACACGTGGGGAAAGGATGAGAGGTTGGATCATGGCGCTCTACAAGAAGGATGCGAAGAAGAATGCGAGGGTGGACGATGACACTCGTATGACGAAGACGAAGTTGATACAAGCTGTATCGAAGCGGACGGGTATCGATGCGGCGACGGTACGAGCTGTGTATGCGGCGATCGTGGATGAGATCATCACGACCACCCGTTCTGGTCGATCGGTGATGCTGACTGGATTCGGTCGTTTCTACCGGTTGCATAAGGCCGGTCATACTGTGCAGTTCACCAAGTCGGGTACGGGTGCGGTACCTGGTTACGATGTGCTGAAGTTTTCTGCTTCGTCGACGTTGAATCGATCGTTGACAAATGAGTCGAGTGAGTAGTCGTACGATCGTGAGAACAAAACCCCTGAGCACGTGATGTGCCCAGGGGTTTTGTGTATGCGTGAGTGGATCAGTCAGGTAAGTCGGTTTCGATGGCATCAATGGTACGTGATCGGGACTCTTTGATTCGTCGGATCATCGGTCTGACATCTTTGCCCATAACTTGAGAAGCGAGGATTGCCACACCTGTTTTATTGTATGCAAGATAGAGTTTCCCGGTGGCGATTTCCTCGTCTTCGATCAGCTCATCAAACGTTAAGGTACCGTCAACTATACGTGCGGCGGTGGTTGCCGTATGGATGAATTGAGCTTTGAGAGCTTTTTTACCATCAACGTCTCCCAGTTTATCTTTATAGGCGTTAATAAGGGTTTCCTCAATCATGGTCCACAATGAAGCAATTGTGGTGGCTTGTTCGTCGGTTAGATCGGCAGTTAGTGTGTCTGAATTATGTTTGTATGTTTCACGAACATCAGCAGCGGTGTATGTGGTCATTTTGTTTCTCCTTGTTTTAGTGTTTCTTCTGTCGGGCTTTTTGAAAAACCCCTGAGCACGTGATGTGCCCAGGGCTTTGTTCATGTGGAAGTCATTGGGGGATGGATCCATTGATCTCGACATATGTCGTCTGCACATTTGTTTGATCAGGTTTCTTTTCCCACATGACCCACCCATTTGTCAACAATTCTCGATTACTGTCGTGTTCTTTCCATCTAAAGGATAGCCAGAACGGTGGTCCATTGAGAATGGATTCCCTAGTATCGATGGGTAGTCGTGATAATCGATGTGTTGCCCATTTAACGACATCATCAATCACATACCGGTGACCATGTACTGCCGCCCCTTGGAACTTCACAGATGTGGTAAACGTCTGAGGTTCTATTTCGCCAATGTCAATGTTGTGACGATCGAATTTCATACGATAGCCATTGGTGCGGGGTGTTGTATCGTCATTCGAAGTAGCGAAGATGGATACCAACGTGCGCACTTCCGATTCACTAGATGCAGTGATGTCGACTGCGCCTTCCACAATTGATGTTGTCGGATGCTCTCTCATTATATCGAGAAGCTTATCTCGAAATTCGATAGCATGCACCTCGTCCATATTCTCTAGGTAATAGAGATAGCCCCGTCCATGCGGTTTTGCGAAGTACACAATATCGTCAATGTCGTACTGAGAGAGTTCACCGACGATCGTCTCGTTGTCCTCGAACCTTGTCATGAAATTGGTGATTCCGGTACGGGTGTAATCGGCATATTTCCATGACGAGAAACCCCACTGTTTGAGCAGATCGACAGTAAGATCCCTACGGTCGTAGAACAGGATGTCTAAAAGTGCAGAGTAGAGTGCCATCCCCTTGTTTTTCTCGATGATGGCTTGTCCACGTGCGATAAAGGATTCTTCAGTTGTGAATTCTTCCCATGAGACAACGATGACCAACTCTTCGTCTGTAAGCCGCTGGATCTCTTTTCGTGCTCGTTTTCGACCGATGACATCAAGCATGTCGATAAGGTTCTTGCGATAGTTGTTGCGACCTTTTGCCTGAAAGGGAATGCCGTAGCACATTTTGTCGTCGGGCCGGGGACTCCATAAAGTGATACCGGGTCCAATCTCTGTCGACCACTCGTATTTCTCAGGATGCAGCTCATTAACGATGTCGATAAACGTTTGAGCTACATCTAGTGAGTCAGCAGTGATGTGAAAATAGCCTTTCACTGTTGTTGTGACTGTCATGGTCGCCTGTCTTTCGTTGTGGTGTATCGGGGTTTAGTCAAGGCCGAGAGCGGCAGCGATACCGTCCTGAATGGTCTCTAGCTCATGGGCCTCCACATGACCGATGCAGCTCGTGAGTCGGGATTTATCGACGTTTGTCACCTGATTGCACACAACAATCGATTCTCGGCTGTTGACGTGAACCGTGGGGTTGATAGTGTTGGTACGACGCTGTTTGTTTGGGGACGTGAGATAAACGACTTGGACGACACCAGATCGCTGGTTGATACCATCGTTGCTTACGATAACGGCAGGTCGACCGGACCAGATTTCATTGCCGACGGTTCCGCCACCAGGTACGGGTGCGGCTTCGACGAACCAAACGTCGCCTTGGCGGATAGTACGCATGTGCGCTCCTTTCGAGTAGGAGAGTAGGGGATTAAGTAGATAGAGTGTGAGGGTGCCACATTGCCCCTGGGAAATCCCAGGGGCAATGTGGCAGGAGGACGGCATGAGGGCTTGTCAGTCCTTGTCCGTCGTCGAATCACTTGGATTCGCAGTAAGACCAGCAACAATGCTTCGAATCTGATCGAGATCGTTCTGTGCTGGTTGGGTGGCGTCCACCTGCGCAGTCGCACTCTGATCGGGGATTGCATCCTCGATGGCATCGAGGACATCATCCTCGTCAACGACGATCGCGTCGACAGCATGGTTCTCACCATCGTCATCAACATCGTTACCGGAGGCGGGGTTGGTCAGCGAATCAACGATGAGGTTGTAATCGCTGACAATTCGTGCCGACAGCGTGGTGCCATGAGAGAGAACGAAGAGAGAGTTCTTGGCGCGCGTGAACGCGACGTAGTAGAGCCTCTTCTTCTCTTCGCTCATGTCCGACTGGTCCTTGTAGATGACAACGACGTTGTCAAACTCAAGGCCCTTCACGCCATGGACCGTCGACACGATCAGATCCGCCTTGGTTTCAAGGTTGCGAATCTTGCGTTCCTCGTTGTTGCGATGCATAAGCGCATCGCGAATCGAGTTGTGGCGAATCTCGTGGTCCAAGATGCACTTCTTCAGACGATCGAAGAAGGCCTCCTTGGTGATGATGCCTGCCTGGTATTCGTACACCCAACCCTGGATAGTAAGGGCGGACGCAGTCCACCATTCACTAGCCATCTTGGCGAGTGCTGCCTGAGCGTTCGGGTTGTTACCCGGACCCCGGCTCACGAGTTCCTTGGTGAACACGAACGACGCATTCGCGGGATCAACTGCCTCGATGTCGCTCCAGTGGTGCTCGATGAACGACGAGAAGAACGTTGACGCACGACGACGATCGGAGATCATCGAAATGACCGAGCGACCGGGGAAGAGCTCTTCCAGGCGCTTCTGGATGGCGAAAGCCTCTCGGCGGGTGAACGCCAAGAACGCGACCTGTTCTCCGCGACCCAGACATTCCTGGATGTAGGAGTTGACGTGTTTCGAGAGAAGCATCGGTAGGTCGGTGAGGAACTTCCTATCGGCGGTGTAGTGCTCGTGCACCACGCGTACCTTCTCCTGGAAGGAGTTTGCCGTCACAGGGGTCAGCGAGTTGGCTCGCAGACGGATTTGCGCAAGCTGGTTTGCCTCGATCTCGGACAGGAGGTGGACATTTGCCATGTCGAGAACCTCTTGGTTAGATCGGTAGTTCGTCTCCAGCTTGTACGGCGTGAACACGCCGGAAGCCTCCAGTGCATTCAGAGCCTTCGGGTTGGCAGACCTGAATTCGTAGAGGGTTTGCGAAGCATCCCTAGTTCTTCTCACGGGTGAAGAACTCTACGAATTGTTAGCGATGTTGTGTGATGAGGGCGCATCAGTTCCCTAGTTCCGTGAATTGTCTGACTATATCTTCATGCTCAGCACGACTGTCTGAACATGCCCATCATTTCGCGTACCGCATGATGCATATGCGGTCGCTACTCTACTTGCTTCACCATGGGATTACTCATGGCTTATTGCTGACAATGTGTCAGTGCTTTCGATAGTCGATGAACCTTCCACCCACGGCTTGACGTTTGGGTGGCTGGCTGCGGATTGTCATTAACGGCAACGGTATTACCATCTGATGAGCGTTATCTCATCTGCTGCACTATTGGTTTCCCAATAGTCGCGGTCGTTGTCGCGAAAACATGAGTTTCCCGCAATTAGTAGGGTTTAACGTGAGCAATGCTTACCCACGATAAAGAGCGAACAGCCCAGCTTGTTCACCAGACGAAGCAAGTAGATAAACTCGAAGACCGAGTTATCCTGTACCTCGTCAATGATGAGGTGACGGATGTTCAACCCAGCAGGCAGCGGCATCTTGTCGATCATCTGGTAAGCCAGGATGATCTCAAGCTCTAGCGATGTTTGCTTGATGAGGTTGAGCGCGTCAACCGTCTGCTCTAGGTGTGATTCGATGAAGTTGTTCAGCGCGGTGTGTGCGCCTTCAGAGTTACGACCCTCCAGATTGCGTAGCTTGTTAGCAAACTGGAACGCGAACGGATCCTGAGGCATGTAGATGCCCAGGGAGTTAGCGATCGTCTCCACAGAGCTCAGCTCGTGGGTGGGGAAGTAGCTCATATACAGATCGTGAATCATCCGCGCGATCGTCATAGAACGAACGTTGGGATTCTTCTTGATAATGTTGTCTGCGGCTGCGTTCGTGAACGACAACACGGTGATGTCAGCCGGATTGACACCGCACAGGCCGAGCTGTTGGATACGCGCCAGGATGACAGTGCTCTTGCCAGCTCCTGCAACTGCCTGAGTCAGGATGAGCGGCTCAGTCGATTGCACAGCAGCAAGCTGCTGAGGCGAGAGCTGTCGCTGCACAGGAATAGTCTTGATGGTCTCTGGTGCATGCTCCAACTGATCGCGCTTGCTACCGAGGTCGCTGAGCGTGTCGTTCATGAGCAGGTTCATGTTCTGCTTGACCAGAAGCGAAGCGGTCTGGGGGTCACAGAGCATGTTGATGGACTCGTAGATCTTGCGATACGCCGACAACGGAACGTTGTACTGCTCCATGTAGCGCAGCTCGTAGACCATCTGGGCCAACTGCTCATCGTTGTACGAGTGCTTCTTCGACACAAGAGCGTCAATGACATCGTGGATGTCATCGGCAATGTCATCGTTGCTCCAGCGCTGTGCACTGTCTGTGATGTTGTCGTAGACGCTGTACTCAGCATAGAACCCAGCCAGCGTGTCAAGGAAACCGCGCTTACGCGAGTGACTGATACCCGTAGCACGGAAGATCTCATCCCACGGCAGATTCTCAGCATCCTCAGCAGGAGCGTAGCTCCAGTCAGCGATGGCCCATGCCTGGTTGGCAGCGCTCATCTTGGAAGACTTGTTGGGGAAGGTGCTGATCGTCGTGCTGAGCAGAGTCGCACGCTCGCGGTAACTCTCATCCTCAGTGAGGATGAGTGTGTCGTCTGCCTCGTCGTCGAACAGAGCGATGTCATCATCGTCGACCTCGATGAAGTCGGGATCGTCAGGATTGATGGTGCCAAGGTCGTTGATGAGACGGGCAAGCATCTGATCATTCAGATCATCGATGTCTTCGTCCTGCTTGGGCGGGACAACGTAGATCATCGTGCGATACGAGATCTGAAGATCCTTCACCTTGGTCTTGCCGCTGTTGTCTTCGCGCATAGCAAGGCCCTGCACAGAGCACGATGCCCACACGTCAAACGTGTTGGTGTCATCGGTGAGACGCACGGCGAACTGGTCCATGTCATCGGGGACGGGTACAGTCATGCGACCGTAGCCCTGCTCGTAGGCACGCTTCACGATGGTGCCAGTCGGGATGATACGGCTGGTGACTGCATTGGATGTCTGCGACATCTTGTAGCGAAGGTCTGTGGTTCCCATGCTGAGACGATCCAGTCCCATGGGATAGCGGCCTGGGATAACAGAGCTGTTGAGCAAGCCCTGCTTCTTACCACGGCCAGTAAGATGCGACGAGAAGTACTTGGGCGTCACCGCTTTAATGGTGCGGGCCTTGGTAGCTTCGACAGCAGTGCTGAACTTGGCTGCTTCGTCGATATTATCGAGGAGGATGGGCATATGAGCCCTCCTTTCTATTTGAATAAAGAAGAATTGAATAAATGTGTGTATTATCGATCGGCCCGTTAGCGTGTGTTGCCAATAGGCCGACCGATGAAAACAGTGTTGTGGGGATGGGGGTTATACGAGCTTGTAGCCGACGATTGCCATATCATCGCCACTGTCAGGATCGATGAGCGTTCCCACATCGGGCAGATCGCTCAGTGGCTGGTCGTAGAGACAGCCCTTTTCGTCCGTGTAGACGATATGCATCGAGTCAAGATCCTTGCGGATCTTAGGCGCATATGGTGACAGGCCGTAAAGTGCGAGGGTGCTATCGACCTGCTTTTCCCATGCCGGGGCAAGGGTTGTCTCAATGAGACGCGCGAGGTCTTCCTTCGTCTCGATGTCTTTGAGCATGCAGGGTGTCGTGCGCAGATACTGCGCAGCACGGCGTCGACTGTCATCGCTGATGATGGCGTTGTAACGATCGTTGGGGTCGTCTTCTCGCAGCCAATACCAGCCATTGTCAAGTGCATACATGGGCGCACCGGTTCGGGCATCAGAAAGATGGAGATCGACGAGCTGGCGAAGCCACGGGAACGCTCGAAGGATGTGGTCATGGACCATGCCGCAATCGTCGGGCTCGTTGTCGAAAAAGAATCCATCGTTGTCCTGGCGTTCGTAGTACACTTCCCCAGTAACGCTGATGCGGTCATCGTTAATGCCGTATGTGGCGATGACCTTGATGCGGGTTCCGTTGGTCTCGGTGAGGATGTCTTCAACGGTATGCGTGCATGTGTAACGCATGGGTATGGCTCCTTATGGGTAAGTGATGGGGTATGTGGACGTGGTTCGCCTACGCAACGTTTGTTACGTAGGCGAACCGGTTAGAAGCGGGTAAGAATCGGTGTCTTACTGTTATCTGAGATGAGATCTTCAAGAGACCCATCAGTGAGATACTCACCCTGTGCGGAGATCCATGCTGGAGTCATATCATCCCCACGGAGGTATCGGAAGAACACCATCCCATCGAAAGTGATGACGGATCCACCAGGGAGCTGAGAAGTCTTCACCAGGAGGTTGTCCCCAGAGGGGTAGGTAACGATAGAGATCATTGCTGGTCCTTTCTATTAGTTGTTCGCAGCAGAGAGTAGAGAGTCTTCGATGAAGCCTCGAATAGCGCGAGCAGCGGGGCGCGCGCCCTGATCTTTCAGGTATGTTTCTGCCACCAATTGATCGATGGTGTCATCGTCGATGGGGTCGAAGCTCATACCTGGGTTTTCAGCGCAGATTCGTGCAACCTGGCGATCGTATTCATCACGCAGAATCTCAGCGTATTCGCTGGTTCCTAGCGGCATGAATGCGATGAGATCATCGAACCTGCCAAGCAGCTCTGCATCAAAGCTATTCTGGAGCTCATTGGTGAGGGACTGCTTGGAGATACTCTGCGTGTGGTTACCGAACCCCATCTGGGATCCAGAGAGCTTCTGCCTGCCAGCATTCGTCGTTGCAATGACGATGCATCGAGACATGTCGACGGCGGGGCCATTAGCCATCTGAATCTCGCCGGTATCGAGCGCAGAGAGGAACAGTCGCTGTACCGACATGTGAGCCTTCTCGAATTCATCCAGAACGATGACTCGATAGGGGTTCGATGCCAAGGTATCGAACGGTCGTTCTCGTGCACTGTCAGATCCAACGTAGCCAGACGGGGAGCCGATGATCCGGTTGATCGTGTGCGCATCGTGGAACTCTGCCATGTTGAGCAAAATGGGTTCTTGACCGGTGACCATCTGGGAGATGATCTTGGCGGTCTCGGACTTACCCACACCGGATGCTCCGGCGAAAAGCCACGACGTTGGTCGCGTTTGGGGGAAGATGTTCAGCTCGCGGCGACGCAATGCGTCAACGAGACGCGGAAGCACGTCTTCCTGACCCTTCAACCTGGAGAGTTCACTCTCCAGAGTCTCGACATCAAGCTGCGGCGGCTGGGACTGACCGGTCACGAGCAGCATGGCGATCGTGTTGAGACGCTTGGAGGTCAGCGGGATCTGAGTGATCTGCTGAAGCATCTGTGCATACGATGTGTTGCCAGAGGCAAGTGCTTCTTGGATCGCAGCGTGATGGCTGATCACGCTGTGGCTGAGTGCTCGATCGAGTAGCGTGATTGCCGTATCGGGGCGATGCCCGGTGCTCATCAGTCGATCGGCGGTGGCAACGATGTCATCGAGGACATCGGATGTCACACTCACCTTGTTCTGGTAGTGCGTGAGCATGCCGGGTAGAACGACATCGAGAATCGAACGGGTTTGTTCTCGGTTAAGCTCATCGACGATGACAGACGAGAAGCGACGCTTGAAGGCTGGGTCATCATCAAGACGCTTTGCCTCACCCATCGTCGTCGCTGCGATAACGCGCAGGTATCCTCGGGCCAACGCGGGCTTGAGGATCTGCGCAATCTTCGAGTACGTGGGGTTGCTGTCATCGGCAATGATGTGGATCTCATCAATGAAGAGCAGTGCGTCGTTGTCTGGATCCTGGGCGAACTTAATGATGTCAGTGATCCTGTTTTCCAGTTCACCGACGATACCAGCGCCTGCAACGAGAGTAGCGATCGGTAGCTCATAGATGGTGGTGTTTTTGAGCTGCGGCGGCACGGATGCTTCCTGGTTAGCAATGCGCCTGGCGATCTCTTCGACGATCGCCGTCTTGCCAACACCGGCTGGTCCGACAAGAAGTGCGTTCGGCTTGCGCGACGATGAGATGATGCTCATCGTCTGAGTGACGATCTCGTCACGGAAGAGCGCCGGAGAGGACTTCTTGTATTCCTCGTTGTAGTTGATGAGCATGTCATCGATCTCGGAGCCACCGGTGATCGCGTGATTGTGCGATGGCGCAGACGGGCCAACGCTGACGATGTTAGGCGCACCGGAGCCAGCGCCTGATCCGGTCGGGTTGTGAGCGTCGTCGTCATTGGGCGTGAAGTTGGACAGGCCCATAGGCGTGCCTCCTTTTTTGAATAAATGGGAATTGAATGAATAGTTTGTGGACCCTCCCTCCCTCTCTTTTTCACCAGTAGATGGCTAAAAGAGGGGAGAGAGGGCGCAGTGTCACTTGGTCATGCCGAGGATACGAGAGCCCGTGGTGGGATCGATCGTCTTCATGTGGTGAGTGAAATCTATAGCGCTTTGGCGCAAAGATTCGTACCAGTTATCCGGGACAGAGATCGGCACATAGTACAGATTCTCAGGCACGTCGATGTGGTACGAGCCAGGCCACCATTCGAAGTCGGTGATCACCAGGTTAAGTCGACGCTTGAGTGTCTGGTGTTCGTTAATGAGCTTGTAAATCTGCTCATAATCGGTACCACCGCTCACCTTGGGTACGGCAGCAAACTGCTTCCACACCTGAGTGATGGAGCGATTCTTGATGCGGAGGCGCACAGGTGTCGACATGACGTGTGAGAAACTCGTGAAGTACAGATCCACGCCCATTCGCTGAGCGAATTGGATGAGCATCTTGATCGTATCCTCGTAGTTCTCGGTGGAGATAGACCCGGAGGTATCCAGGTAGATGTGGATGTCCGGCATATACTTGCGAGACACAATCTTGCCTGGCTTGTTCGGATCGTTAGGCTGACGCCTGTTCGCTCGAACAAAGCTCGTGCTGACATTCCTGATGGAATTGAGCGACTGGTTGACCTTAGACATGCGCGTGAGGACACGCATGACCGACTTGTAAATGTCAACCGGTCGTGTGGGTCGCTTGCGGAACACAACGCGACCGCTACGGCCCGCTTGGTGCTGTGCGTTGGACAAGCTGTTGGCAGCTTGCGCGGACGCCTTTTGCTGGGCGCGAGCGAGCGCAGTGAGCTTGCTGAGCTGACCGGGCGTGACAAGTTTGACCGGGTTGTGGAGGGACTTCATGATGAGATCCCACTCAGTGTTGATCTTGCGCATCGACGCCCTGGCATGAGCCTCGACATTGATGAGGACCAACGTACGAGGCAGTGCCAACTCAGCGATGCTGAAGGGCAGCATGCCGCACGTTTCAGGCGCACCAGGCTGGCTTGGCTGCTGCATGTGGGTCCACGTACTGAGAGCCCACATGAGGATACGTGCGAATGAGTACTCGTTGAGAGCCTGTGAATCATTTGCTCGCAGAATGAGAGACTCAGTGAGGCCGCTGAGGTCGATCTTGTCAAACTGCTGGAACATCCGGTTATCAGCCGGGGTGATGTTCGATGAGATCTTGGCGAGTTCGCCGCGTAGCCACGTCTTGAAGCTGTCGAATTCTGCATCCGTACGGAACCAGAAGCCGACAGTGTGCGGGTGGAAAGTCCATCCCAAAGACACCAGCAGGAGATCCGTACCGGCATTGCCAGCAAGAACATCCTTGGCCGTAGGCATCACGTCGCTCTGCGTGGTGTACAGAGCCTTGCTGGGATCAGGCAGCTTACAACGCGCTGCTGCTTGGGTGATGAACACTTCGTCGACAGGCGATGATGCGGACGGAATCCATCGAACAAGGGACTGTTCGAAGATCGCGCGCATGGTGGCCTGCGCGTCTGCGTCGAGAACCTCGCCAACGGCGCGAAGGAGCAGATCGTTGACTCCATCAGAGTCAACATCGCGTCCGTCGATCGTCAGATCGACATTACCGCCTGGGGTAAGCGGCTCGAAGACGGTCTGCGTGATCATCGTGTCGAGCGTGACGAGGGGTTCGCAATCACCCGTGAAAGGGGCGATAGGAACATACTGGTCGATATGATTGGGCTTTTGCCCGGTGAGGGTAATGGATGGAGAAGCCATCGGTGCCCCTTTCTTGAAAACGGGGGATAAAGCTATATGTGGTCGTGTCCGGCGTAGCCGAAGGAGAATGAAGCGCTACGCCGGACACGATGCTTGTGAACTCAGTCGATGCCCATGGCTGCGATGACCGTGTTGATCTTGAGCGCGACGCCATCGCTGAGATGCATGAGAGTTTCGCAGTTCTTCTTATAGAGTGCGCCACTCGACCACAAGACAATGAGATCGTTGATGTGACTCTGTTCGAGCTTGTCGAGTCGTGCATTCAAAGCCTGGATAATCACATGGTTGTCTTCGCGCTCGTACATAGCGAACACGAGGCAACCGGATGCATCGTTGTCGGTCATGGTTGCAACAACCTGGTTGACAGCGTCAACGCTGGTCGTCGCGGCCTCCTTGAGCTCGCTGTAGATGCGAGGCTTGACAACGCGCTGAGCGTTGTTGTTACCAGTGCTACCCTTGCTGAGCTCATCACTGATGACGCCCATCAGCAAGGTGGTGAACGAGGTGTTGCCGGTCATACCTTCGATGACCTCCTGAAGGTAGGAGACATGTCGACCATCGCGGGTCGTCGACGGAGTAGCCATGAGACTGGCAACCTCTTCGAATGACAGGACGCTCAGGTACTGAGAGACACCGTCGATCGTACGCGGGGTAGCGAACGGTCGGATCTCTTCGGTTCCATCAAAAAGGTCGAAGACCGACACGGTGGCGTTGTCATCATCATCGTCTTGACCATCTGCGACAGTCTGCTCGTTGGTGTTCTTGACGAACACCGTCTCGGGATGCTTTTCGAGCACAGTCTTCACCCACGGGTGAAGGTTCTTGTCGAGAACCTCAATAAGCGTCGACGCATCGGGTGCAACGTTGATGATGGCAAATCGGGAGACCGATGCGTCATCCAGGGCAGTGACGTTGCCCTTGTCGTTACCTGCGACGATAATGCGCAGGTTTTTCGGGAGATCCTCATTACCAATGCGACGCAGTGTCACAAGGGTGAGAGTTCCCGAAGTCACGTCAGACGTGGTTCGGTTGATCTCGTCCAAGAACAGAATTGGCTGTTCGTTCGGGTTGTCCTTGGCGTAATTGATTGCCTGGGAGATGGTGTCGTGTGGGAAGAACTTCTGGGACCAGATACCGGTCTTTTCGTCCAGAACAAGACGTGCGCCCGTGAGGTCAGCCTTGTCGGCCAACAGGTTGCACGGAAGCGTGAAGCACTTCGTGTTGGTACGTCGTGCCACGTCTTCGACGAACGACGACTTGCCGATACCCGGTTCTCCCATGAGAGCGGGGACACGGTTAGCATCCAGTAGCTTGATCGTGGTGGTCACAAGCATCTCGTTGAATAGCATGGGGTATTGCCTCCTGAATAAAGGTTGGTTGAATAAAAAGAAGAAGAAGATGGGAGTCAGACCGCGCCGTGAGGCGGTCTGACTCTCTATTTCTTGTCTCGGGTCGTACTTTGTACGACCATACATAACTCTCCCGAAAACCCTGGTGTTCCAGTAGAATGGATACATAGCACTGGACATACATAGGAGAGGTGAGAGAGTTATGCGGGGTTCGCATCATATTGTTGCCGGGTTGGCGATGCTTGGTATCGGGCGTGCTGCCATCTTGATGGGCGAGAGTGCCGATCGTTCCCAGGTGATACCGTTGATGGATACAGAGTCGATAGAGGATAGCTACGGGGTTATCGGCTCTGTTCGCTCGTGGGTATCGGATGGTCTGGATGCACTAGGTGGATCCATCGCATCATGGAGTACGTGGATTCATCATCTGTTTGTGAGCGATGATGAGTATTGGTACATCAGCGTCGCAATTGGTATGCCGTTGTTTATCATCGGCACTTTGCTGGCTGATGCTGATCTGCCGCACTCATTGATGGGGCGTTTCATGCCATGGGGGACAATATGGCGTCGTCAGAGTGCAAGTGAACCAGCTACATCACCTATTGCCCACAGAGGCTGGACACACACGCTATGGGTACTGCTCGGAGTGGGAGCTCTTGCCGCAACGGTGGCCCCTGTTCTTGTGTGGTTGCTTGCAGGTATGGTGACGCATGTTCTGCTCGATGCTATGAGCATGGCTGGCTGGGTGTGGTACTACCCGCTCATGCCGTCTACATGGGATGTCATTGAGAAGGGTGATACACGCATTGTTGTGTCGATTCGCCAGCGAAGCGTTGTTGGGGATCGTTTGAGGTACCATGCGGGCGTTCCGTGGTTGGAGCACGTGTACGTTGCGCTCCTTGTTGCTGGTGGTGTTATCGCAACGTGGTACACGTGGTGATGCGCAGCAGGCTCTAGGTGTAGTCCCAGAGCCTGCTGTTTTCAGTCTGCGCTGTCTGCGTTATCTGTATTGGTGGCTGCTTCGATGACACAGTTGACAATCCTGTCGCACATTTCGTTGAAGAGCTCCCATACTCGTTTGTCATCAGTCGATGAGATGAGGGCATTGAGTTTACCGCTGTCGTTCACACCCTTGATGCGTTCATATGCATCGAAAATGCGATCGTTATCAGGATCGCTATCGCTGAGTGTATTGATGAGAGTCTTGAACTTTTCACGGATAACCGAGGCGTCAATGATGATGCCTCGGGTGTCTTTTTCAGGCTGAAGATCATACGCATCGTAATCGATTTGGTACCAAAAACCGTAGTCTTCGTCATAACTGAGTCGTTCGCTCAAGACTTGTTCAGCATGATCAATGTCGTCAGTGATGACAGTGACAATGTTGTTGTAACGATGCATTTCTTTGTCGTTGGGCTCGGTCATTTATGGGGATCCTTTTCTTTGTGGAGATTTAAGCGATTGGGCGCAACATGTCACGAATACCGCAGATGAGTGCAGCCAAGCCATCAATGTCGTCAGCGTCTCGGTTGTAGGTTAGATGTCGCGTGTCTGTTCCATGGGACAGGTAAAGATCACCGAGAGCGCGAGAGCAATGCTCGATCATCACGTAGTCGCAATCATCGGACAGTGAACAGTCGATGTCATCGATCCCAGGGATAGTGTTGAGAAGATTGATGGTATCTCGGATGCAGTCCTTGAGATTGAGAGTGTCCATGTAAGATTGCAACTTTTCAGCGAATTCATCGATGCCGTTTACGAGGTCGGGATGATTGTGCGCAAGTTCCTTGAGCACGCTGATCATGTTGTGCTGATCGGCATCCATGAAGCTCTGGGGGTACACCTTGGCTTCGCGCACAGACAGCAGGTTTGATGGATGGGTCGCTGTGCTGGTGTGGCGGAAATGGTCACAGTTGATAAGAGCTTTGACCAATGTCGGAGCTTCAACAGTGTGACTCTTCGGGATGTATCTGCCAAGATTGTCATCGTACTGATCAATGACAATGATGTACTGTTTGTTCTTTCGTTCGGAAAGCAACATGTTGTACCTCTTTTCGGGGGTTTAGCTGGGATTATTCAGTCGTTTCTCGTGTTGTCACAACACGGGTAGCGAGATTAAGCAACAACGGCATGTCACTGCGGGTCTCATCGTGTTTTGCACGATGCTCCAGATAATGATTAAGTGTCTCGTAGATCAGCCATGACGCGGCCTCGCTGTCGACAATGATGTTATTCATGGGGATGCTCTCTCCAGAAGACAGGCTGATGGTTTGGGGGCTGACTCGCAACTGAAGCAAGTTGTTGTAAACGTATTGGGCGTATGCCCATTCGTAACGAGAATGATCATGCTCGAAGTTGTCAAGTGTGCGACCAAAAAAGCGCGAACGAGCAATGAGAGTACGGAGAACCGGTTCATACCAATCGTGTTCTGGTCGCTTATCGGTGTTGATACTGTCGTATGTGACGACTGGTGCGTTGTTTGCATCTTCTGCGACGGATCGCCACACTTGGTCCCAGAGATCCTGATCGACAGTTGTTGAGACAGGCATCGGGGTGGGGTTGCGCGTGTATGTGACGAAGTGGTTAGACTGCAAGATCTCCCACCACCCGTGCGGACCTTTGAGAACTGCCTTGCTCGCTGCAACAGTCAGTTCATTGAACGATGGGGGCAAGGGGAGAAGCAAGTGATAGCCCTTGCCGGACAAAGATGTTTCAGCGTACAGAGCGCCGATCGTAAGAAGGCTGTCTCGTACGTCGGCGGGGCATGTCTTCTCGATGTCGAGAACGACGCAACCCTGGGAAGGTGCGTCGACGAACATGGCGCAGTTGGCGGCGGTGGGGAGCCCTGCGGTTAGCTCATCGAGAGTGACGAGCACGCGTTCATCGCGTGCCCATGCGCCGCGCACAGGGCCTGGATGTGTACATCCAGAGCAGCCGTTCAGCAAATGACGCATGTCGATCGGCATCTTGGAGGTTGGATCGGAAACGGTCCAGATGGCACGAGGGCCAAGAACGTGTTGGATGATCTCGTTGTTGTAGAAGTGGGGGAATGCGACCCGTGGGTCAAAGGTGTCAGTTGAAGACACGGTCATGGTGAGCCCTTTCGTGTCGACATGTGATGTGGGTGAAAGATGGGAAAGACGGGAGGAACGATGAGACGGATGCTGCTATTACTGCGTGGTGCAGTGTGGGAGCAGCATCCGTCTCAATCATGTGTCACTGGTCAGATAGCCCAGGGGCTATCGACAGATGCCTCAGGAGCAACCGGCTGAGGCTGGGCCTCAGGGGTCACGCCGAAGGCAGACGCGGGGTCGGCCTGAACGGGAGCCTGCTGCTGCGCGACAGCGTTGAGAAGCTGTGCGGCCTGCGGGTTAGGCGTAGCCGGAGCAACAGCTGGAACCACAGGAACAGCGGGCGCAACGGGCGCGACAGCCTGGGTCACCGGGGCAGGCATTGCCAGCCCCGAAGTTGCGTCGACCACCGTGTTCTGAGGCGCAGCCTGCTGAACGGCGGGAACAACCGGAACCGCAGGGGCGACAGGTGCCTGAACCGGTGCGACAGGCTGAGCAACAGCTGGAGCCACAGGAGCGGCGACGGGCGCGGCAACCTGCTGAGCAGGCTCGTTCATGACAACGCCTTCCTGAGCGACGATCGGGCCGCTCAGCGTGATGCCGAGAGCCGCGAGTGCGTTGTTGTTGACAGCAGAATTGCCACCGGAGAACCACTCGGGCTCGCCATCGAAGATGATGGTCTGAAGGCCGATGCCGTTGTTGGCGTTCATACCGGACGAGTAGACGTTGAGAACAACGGTGACGAGCTGATCTCGTGCTGGCTCCGTTGGCATCGACATGGTCGACGCAGGGATCTCATTGTCTGTAATCTGCACAGCCTTGCCGTCGACAACCTTGAGAAGAACCGGCAAGCGGTTCCCCTTGTTGTCAATGCTCCAACGATTGCCTAGTTCGGGCTTATCGGGAGTCTGGAACAAACGCTCATAGACGTAGTACTCTTCCAGATCAGGCTTGCCATCGGGACTCTTGAAGACGACTTCAACGTTGGATAGCGAGAGTCGCGTGAGCGGCTTGTTGCGGTCCAGCGGGTAGAACGGTGCACCGGGCTTGCGATTAGCGCGACGGGTCTCGTTGAGCTTGTCGATGTCTTCAGGTCCCATGAGACTGCGCACACGGGCGTATTCGATCTTGCCTCGGAGGATGATCGTAGAACCAGGGCGGATCTGCGATGCGGTAATTTGGTGAGTAGCCATGTTTTGGTCTCCTTCGTGTTATGTATGCGGATTGGATTATCCTGCTACACCAGTATAATCCATCCTTTCCTGGCGTATGCGTGTATGATTGTTTGTGAGAGAATCTCACGTACACGTAACATCAGAAAGGAGGGTGTCATGGGAGAGGATAAGAAGAGTGTTTCTTCAGTGAAGAACCCCAATGCGGTATTCGTCGCATTGGGCGTTGTCGCCATGGTGATCTTGGCTGCTTTGCTGGCTGCGTGGTCCCACATTGGGTACAACCGACCAGCAACACTTGCTCAATCTGACCATCAAGTTTCTTCTCAATCACCCTCGGGACGCGGTAGCGTCTCCGAGAATCAACAATCGGGTGTACCACCGGTGAAACCGGTGGACACTCAGAATCCGTCTGAAACGCCAGGGGATGAGAAAGATCCGGTTCCCCCGGCGGTTCAGCCTGTCGATGGTAGCAATGTCAACGATGGCAGGGATGCCAGCGTTTACATTGTGCAGCCGGGAGATACGTTGTCGAGCATCTCGGCGGCGACCGGCGTGAGTGTCGACAAGATCGCCCAGGCCAATAGCCTTGTCGATGTTAATCGCATCTACAAGGACTCGGCCCTGGTGATCCCACCGTCTCAGTGATCTGATGATCGGATGCATCTACCAACACCCAGCCAAATGGCTGGGTGTTGGTTTTTATGCACCTGGATGAGTGTCACCGCGCGTCAGAGCGTCGATTGCTTGCAGTCGACGAGCAATGACCGTTTCGTGGCCGATGCCAGCACCGTCGAGACGGAAGATCGCAGCGTCTGGCTGACCAATGAGATCATCGGGGAGATACGTCTGAGCCACGACATGATGCGGATAGTCGTGGGGATACTTGTACCCCACACCGTTGCCGTATAGCTTCTTCGCGTCTTGGTAGTGTGCGTCGGCCAGATGTTTGGGTATAGGCAATGAGCCTGTGGCTCTTACCAGCTCGATCGCTCGATCGATAGCCTGGTATGTGGCGTTCGACTTAGGCGCAGTGGCAACTGCAAGTGCTGCTTCAGCCAGCGGGATGCGGGCCTCTGGTAGCCCGATGAGCGCGACGCACTGCTGTGCAGCGACGGCCAAAGGCAGCACAGATGGGTCTGCGAGGCCCACGTCCTCAGCTGCATGGATGACGATGCGTCTGGCGATGAATCTGGGGTCTTCGCCTCCTTCAATGAGTCTGGCCAACCAGTACAGTGTTGCGTCTGGATCCGATCCTCTCATCGATTTGATGAAAGCAGACACGATGTTGTAGTGCTGGTCCCCATCGCGGTCGTAACGTTGGATAGCGTGTGGCGCAAGAGATGTCAGCATGTCGATCGTGGCTGGTTGATCGCCACGCACGGCATCGAGAGTTTCCAAGAGCGTGAGCGCTTGCCGGGCATCGCCCGATGCATTCATCGCGATGGTGCGACAAACGTCATCGGGGATGTGTACGTCTTGTGGATCGTGGCCTAGTCCATCTGGATGATGAATGGCCCGCTGGAGGATCTTGTAGATGTCGTCATCGGTGAGCGTCGACAGGGTAACGACAACGCACCGGGACAAGAGTGCGCTGTTGACAGAGAAGCTAGGATTCTCTGTCGTCGCACCAACGAGACGGATCACGCCGTGTTCGACACCAGGGAGCAGCACATCTTGCTGCGACTTGGAGAACCGATGGATCTCGTCGATGAAGACGATCGTTGGTGTACCGTCTGCGTCCAGATGATGCTGCGCGTCGGTGAGAACCTTGCGAACATCGGACACCTTGGCTGATGTTGCTGATAATTCAACAAAGTGAATTCCGGCTGTTTCAGCCATGATGCGAGCGATCGTTGTCTTTCCACTCGCTGGAGGGGCGTACATGATGACGCTGACAGGCGGTGCGGATGCATCGAGCATGTGGCGAATGATGGATCCTTCGCCTAATGCAGCGTCCTGGCCAATAACGTCATCGATCGATGTTGGTCGAACTCTGACAGCTAGGGGCTGTCTGGTTTGAGGTTGGCTCATGGTGATCACCTCTTTCTCGTTGATATGGGGACGCAACGGCCCAGATTTGCTTGAGTGGTTATCCAGGCCGTTGCGTGAATGCGATGGGGCTATGTCATCACGTTATGATGTCTTCGACGGTCTTCTCGACAGCATCGATGAGAGATTGCTGCAAGTGCTCTTTCTTCTCTAGGGCACCTGGGAGTTTCTCATCGATCGTTCCTCGCGTGAGGATCTGATAGACGTTCACGGGGTGTTGCTGGCCGACTCGATGCAGGCGTTTGTTCGTCTGCATGTAGTGCTCTAGTGATGCTGGAAGCGTGTACCACACAAGTGTGTGGCCACCGTCTTGCAGGTTGAGCCCGTGTCCGGCTGATGCCGGGTGGATGAGCATGACCTGAATCTCGCCGCGATTCCATGCCTCATACATGTCACGGGTGCCGTCAAAGACACGCACGTCATAGCCGTGGAACATGAGGTAGTTCGTGATGATGTCACGATCGCACGTGAAGTAATACGCGATGAGGACAGGACTATCTTGCTGCCGAAGAAGATGCAACAGAGCTGTCACCTTGGCGTTGTGCACGATCGCGTACTGTCTCCCGTTGGGCGCAGTCAGAGACTGCGACGCGGTAGGGAGCATCGAGACATCGATGCGTACGCCGAACTGTTGGAGCTCTTCCTCTGTCTCTACATCCTCGGTGTCATCGAGGTAGATGGTGCCCGAAGCGAGCTGCACAAGCTTGGTGCGTAGCACAGCCTTGTTGGTTGCTGAGACAGAGCTCAGTGTCTTGTCAGCCTGCGGATCGATGCCGTTTGCCTGAGCGATGTCCAGTACGAGCGTATTAGCCAGCGTTCGATACGCCTGACGTGAGTTGTTGCTCATGTCGACCATGATGTTGTGGAACGTCATGGGTGGGATCGGCTTGCGAGCGACAGTCGGGGCACTCATCACCAGATGGTTGATTCGTTGGTAAATCGCCTCTTTCGCACCGGGGCGAGGTTGCCAATTGACTTGTGTACCGTTGGCGAGACGGACTTTCGATTCGAAGTACGTCATACGGTACTGGGTCATGGTTGGGCCAAGAGCCTGTCCCATATCGAGTAGATAGACCTGTGACCACAGGTCTTCTAGGCTGTTAGGTGCGGGCGTACCTGACAGAAGGATCATACGAGAGATCTGACCACGGGCAGCACGTACAGCCTTGAATCGTTGAGAGGATGCTGATTTGAAACCCTGAGACTCGTCAATGATGACGGTCGGGAAGGGCCACTTGGGTGTCGGCAACTTCTTACGATCGTGTTGATCAAGGGGCGGGAGCCACGTGACGAGATCGTAGATGAGCTCTTGGTTGATGAACCAGAGCGTTGGTGGTGTCGACGGATCAAGAAGCTCAGCGTAACGACTAAGTCGTTGTTCGCGGGAGAGCTTGCGATCCTTTTCGTCGACGATCAACGATCGAGCACGAACGTTGACACCCCATTTCTCGATCTCAGAGATCCATGAGAGCCTGGCGATCTTAATCGGCGCAATGATTAGCACATGGCCCGCTGGTTGGATCTTTGACAACGCATGGAGTGTTGCCAGTGACTTGCCACCTGACATATCCAGGAAGACGCCCGCATAGGGTCTCGTCTGGATGAACTGAGAAGCAGCGGCTTGCTGGTCCATCAGCACAGGGAATCCCATATGAGACCACCTTCTCCCTTTCTCTCTTTGTTGTTTGTTAGTCCTGGGTATCAGGCTTGATGGCCTTGATGAAATCTGGTCGGAACCCAGTCCAGAACGATGCGTCCATGTAAATGGATGCCTTGATGTCGTTCATCAATCGATGGTTCTTGACGAGAACGACTGGGGCAGCCTGTGCGCCGAGCGTTTGGGTGACGAACTCATACGCAGTCTTGTAGCGCTGATCCGTCAGGCGGATTTCTTCGTTCTCAAGGTTCATCTCGTGGAAATCGATGTTGTTCTTGTGCAGCAGTCGCTTGGTCTGGTCGCACTGGACGCACCTGGACTTGGTGAAAATGATGACATCATGGTCGATGGTGGCATCGAGCAAGTCATTGTTTGCGGGACTGGTGGTATCAGTCATAGGTTGTATCTCCTTACGTTGTTCTTACGTTGGTTGGTTATTGAGCTCTAGCAGCTCGTTGATAATGTTGTCGACCTCTTGTCGAGAATAGGCCGTGTACACACGCGCACCACTACGGCGCATATGCGTTATGACTCGGATCTGTTGGCGTCGTAGCGAGCCGTTGTCGCTCTTCGTTTCAACGAAACAGGTGGTGGCCGGGGTGACAATGATCTGATCAGGGACACCTCGCATACCGGGGGAGGTGAACTTTGCAGTCCACCACCCCCGGCGTCGACATTCATCGACAAGGTAGCCCTCAACGTAGTGTTCAGGGCACCCCATTGGCGATGACTTCCTGCTTATGCGTTGCGTGCCAACGGATACGGGCTCTGTCTGACGTGAGGGGGTCAGACATGATTCCGCATGAACACTTGGCACGACCCTTGACGTTTGTCTGATCGTCTGGGCCCACTTCAGGGAAGATCCGATCACCCCATTTGGTGAACGGCTTCCCCTCTGCGATGAGGGTGTGCCCTCGGACACGTACTTGCTTAGGCATCGTTGTACTCCCTTCTGTTGTTTTTCTGGTGTCACTCTTGTTCTGGGATCGTATTCATCCAGTTGGATTCATACGCATCACAGAACATCTGGGCATAGTTGTCCAGATCTAGTTGCTCAATGAGAGCGCGGCGCTGATCCTCGCTCAGACACATGAGATCCTCGTTGAGAACCATCATGTGCCAGGTAGGCTCGATACCGGTGATCTTGCGGATAGAAATATCCTGATCAACCGGAGCCTGCTGGATGCTGTACTGATGCGCAGTCATTGCATCTGGCGCATAGCCGTTAGCGATCATGATCGCATTGGCGGTTGCGTCAGTGCGCACCACGGGAGCGTCGCCGCGCTTCTTGCGCGACTGGGCCACTGTGGCGTTGACTTTCCATGCACCGGCTGCACGCAAAGAGACTGCGCCCTCGGTGCCCGGCTTGACGACGAACACCCGGTTGTAGTGCTGGAGCGCTCGCGGGTTGCGAGCTGCCAGCTCAGGAGAATCCTCCTGATCCACAGGGATGGGATCTGCCGCGTAGTGGAACGTGAGCATACCAGGAGAGGCTGCGATGACGTTCTGGAAGAGTAGCAACGCTTCCACGCTGTCTTCCTGATGCGCGATCGCCGTCATGATGTCTCGCGCAGTATCTGGGTCAACTGGCTTGTTGATGAGCTCAGGGTTCGTCACCGCGATAGCTCGTAGATACACCGCCATTGCTCGATCGAGAGCAGCGGGGTGCGCCAATGAGTTCGTGGGTGATGGCTTACGCCAACATGCCAGAGATGAGCCGGATGCGCTGAGAATCTTCGCATCCTGAGGCTTCGCAGTACCGTCTTCATAGGCAGGTGGCACAGCCAACTCGATACGGTTGTTCGAGTCCTTGGAGACCAGAAGGAGCTCTTCGGGTTCGATCAAGACATGGATGCGCTCAGACTGCTCATCGAGCACCCTGTTATTCGTCTCTAGGTCAATGTCCGCTGAGTACAGACCATCGGTGTTCGTCGAGATGATGCGAGCGCCCTCAAGAGTCTGAGCCTGTCCGATCATCCAGGAGAACAACTGGCCGATCAATCGCATGGAGATGATCATGTTGTTCATGCGAATGGGTGAGCCTTCGAACTCAGTGTCACCTGCACCCGAAGCGCTGTTGAGCAGTAGCTTGACACCGCTCCGTTTGGAGCTGAACATGTCTCGCTCATCAGCTGTGATGGAGGGATCCTTCATCAGCTGACCGAATCGTTCTTTGTCGAGGTAGAGCTTGCCGTAACGGTCCTCACCCAACGCCTCGTTGTAGAACGCGGAGAGGTTGGTGAGCAGCAAGGGGTAGTACGACGAGAAGTCCTCGTGGACGGCCTTCGCGACCGATGTCATGGCGTACTTGGGATCAAGCTTGGTCGACCCGTCGCCACGCTTGACGAAGAGCTCCTTGTTGCGTACCGGTTTGAAGAACGCACCTCGCTCCGGCTTGGGCGACGACTTGCTCATCAAGACCTGTTGCCAGGGGATGACCTGACTGTTTGGCAGGGTGACGCGGATGCTCTTGCGGATGGCCATGGCTTGTTCTGGTTCAGCGAGATCACGAACATGGAGCGTGTCGATGACTGCATCGATGAGATCGCGTAGAGCGTTAGCTTCAGCGTTGTGATCCTCGAAGAGAATCATGTTGGCCTCAGCTCCGTGGATACCACCTGTCGAGAACGTCGCAAAACACGATGTTGGCGTACCGTCCGCTCGGAAGTAGGGAACGTTGGTGGCCCGCTTGGGGATTTCATTAAGCCGGTAGGCTCCGATGACCCCATCGCCGTCGACATTGTTACAGTCTGGGTCCAGACTGTAATCTTCCGCGTATGCCTTGGATCCGTTGAAGTTCTTTCCACGAATACTTGCGTAATATTCGTAGACTTCATTGAAAGCAGCGCGAGCGCGGTTGTCTTCGATGTTCTCGTAGAAGAAGCTCTTGGCCAGTTCGAGAACGTCGAACTGTTCGATACCCAGTTCCTGGGCACGCTGCTTGGATGGATACATGAACGACACCGTTTTGATGTCCTTCAGCCTCTCGTAGGGCGCGAGAACGCGCGCAACGAACTTGGCTGAGGTGGAGTCAGGGGTGAGGCGATCGCGCCTGACGCGGCCTGGGCGACAGTCTGGCTTTGACTTGGAACCGTCGACAGCCTGATAGACAGTCTCGGGATAGTCGACCATGAGCGCATGCTTGAGGTCGAAACCACCTGAGTACGTCGGGTGATCAGCGAGGTATGCCAGGTTGACGACATCGCTCACGTTGTAAGCGATGAGCTCAACGAGATCATCGATTGTCTCGATGATCGAGTCATGCTTCAATCGATCAGATTCGAGGATCTGATAACCCAGCATGCCGAGTAGGCGCTTGAGACCCACACGTTGCTGCTTCTCATTGAAGCGTGCGATGTCGAGGTGTCGACCCGAATGCAGCATGGCTCGCCTGACCTTGTTGGCAGTTCCGTCCCAGCCCTTACCGTTAGCAACAGTAGAAGAGGTGAGGTACGACGGCATCTGACGGATGTACTCATCCGTGAAGAGCGCGTCGTTGTGTCGACGGATCTCAGCGGCAGTGACAGGTGTGGTGCGCTGGAACGCAAGCTTGCATGTGTCCATCATCTCTTCGTAGATACGACGTTTCTCATCGTCTGTCGAGGCGAGCATGGCACGCTCACGGGCCTGGCGGACAGGCTCTTGAATGCTTTCCATGACGCTTGCGAGATAGATGGCCATGAGGGTCGTATCGTAGTTGGCGGAGTTGTAGCCACACACGAACGGATGAGTCTCAGGATCGTAGTTCGGATCTGTGTCACACACAGGTCGATACTCTCGCAGGTACGTGCTCTGGGAACGTGGGTCGTTCACAGAAGCTGCATCGCTGAGCCCAATGATGTGAGCCAGAGTGTGGTTGGCTTGCCACGTACTTAGGTTATGCAACCGTAGGATGGGGTTTTCGTCTGGCTTCCACAGGCGAGCCCATGCTGGATTGCGCTTGAGGATAGCCATGAGCACCGTGTGGTGGTCCAGGTCGTGTTGACGCAGTGCATCACCGACGGGAGTGCCCACGTCGACAAGATAGAACACGTCGAGAGCACGGGTTTCTCGGTCGAAGAAAGCGACAGTGAAGACGTTGGTGAGTGACTCGATGTCCCAAAAGACAAAGCGAGCCTTTTTATAGGTGGTTCGCTTCATATGAGCTACCCCCTTTCGTTGTGATATGTCGTTCAGAAGAGCGTCTCTAGCTGAGGTGGCTCATACGGGATGTAGTTCTCGATGTAGTGCTTGGCGGCACTTTCGGGATCATCGGTGTAGATGCCGCACAGTGTGTCGTAATCGGGGTGATCGGGCGATACGACCCACACGTCACCACGCGCCCATGCGGCAAAGGTGTCGATGTGGCTACGAGCTGAACCGTAACCCTCCTTGACTGCTGCGATGACAGTGAACCAGCTGGATTGGCTGATGTGAACTGTCATCATCTCGATGTCATATGAGGGATGATCGGGTTTGGTGTTATGGATCCATCCCTCCAACCACTCGGACGAGATGCCGCTTGGATCATCGATGTCATGTTTCTCCATGACTTGAAGAAGATCGTTGATGACCGGGTTGTCATTGTAGTCATTGATGTCGTCGGTTCGCGTGTTGCGATCGGCGTTGATGACAACGAGAGCTGCCTCTTCGTGGGTAAGCCACGATCTGGGGTCTTCGGCGTCAGTGTCCTGGTAGACGGTGTAGTTGACGCCGTTGGGATCTGTGTACACGTCGTCCTGACGAATGTATCCAGCGTGGGTGGTGTGTTCCAGAATCATTGGGGATCCTTTCTGAACACCTGGGGGGAATTGCGGTGTTCACGGTGGAATAAATGGATCACGACCCCTGACTCGTCCCGGTTTGTATGTGGGGGAGCAGGGGTCGTGTGTCTGAATGGTTAGCTCACAGCATTAGCGCTGTTTGGATCGTCTTGACCGTCATCTGTTGATCCAGTAGAACCTATCGATGATGCAGCCGTGGCTCGCAGGAGTCCTCGCGTGGAGATCGGCATGTTGTGAGGGATACCGATCTTGCGCATAGAGCCTCCGGCTGGTTGGATGTCGATCCAATCGTGGAGATCGTACTCGACAGCCAGTGGTTCATCACCGACAATGCGGTTCTTGGTGCGCACAGCGGTTGGTGTGACGATCCAGTTCTTACCTTCATCGGGCGTGTCTTGTAGCACAAGTGTCAAATGTTTGACGAACTTGTTATAGCCCAGTGGTGGGTTAGACGGCTGGTCTTTGACAAGCCACGCGCGATAGAGTGCGTAGAGGAATCGCCACGGAAGTAGATCCCAGATCATACGATCGAGGAACTCTTCGACAAACGCTCGGACGGGGTCGTTCTCGATCTTGTACTGATGGAGCGCCATTTTGACGGCAGCAGGCTCAGACAGTTCGTAGAAGCTGCCGCTCAGCACACGGTGGAGGACGTATTCCAACACTTCGGTGCGGTGCATGTAGTCCTGCTTGATGTACTTGCGCTCAGCACCCGTGAATGACTTGTTGAACGGGATGATGAGCTGCCGACGATAGAGCGACCCAGACTTGTCTCGGAACCGGGGCGTGTCGTTCACGCACTGCACCATGAAGCCTCGGAACTGGTACGCGATAGGGGTCTTATTCTTGCGGTTAATCAAGATGATGTCATTTGTAATGACGGCCTTGAGATTTGCCGCTTTATCAACGTACTCACCAACGTCGTTCTCATCGACAAGGACGGCATTCGTTCGGATCAAGGGTTCCAGATGGAAGTCCTTGCCGAAGTCTGCAACGGAGATGGATGTCCATGCTCGCTCACCGCACAGGTTACGCATGAGCGTCAGAAGTGTGCCCTTACCGTTGTTACCAACTTCGGAGAGAAGCCATGCCGTCTTATCCCACGAAACATTTGGCCTGATGATGGCCGACATGATCTCCCACAGGAGGTTGACGATCTCGGGATCGTCGTTGAGGTCGGCCATCCATGACTCGATGTCCCAGTCGGTGCCGTCTGCATCGTTATGAATGACGGGGTTGACTGGGTTGTCTTTGTAGTTGATTGCAGACTTTGCCGTGAAGACGATCTCAGGCGTGAATGGCAACAGCTGCTTCGTTTTGTAGTCGAAGATACCGTTGTTCACAGCCACGAGATCACGATTGGTACTAACCATGACGCGGGGTGCGTTGTCGGCCATTGTGTCCATCACTTGGTCAAGTTCTTTAGACGAAATCGAGTAGTTGTACTCACGGGCAAGTACTCGGATAGAGACTTCATCGGTGACGTAAATGCCGGTATCTGGACCGTGGTCCATATACACGGCAAGCACGTCGTAGTTGGGGTCCGTGTTCTTATCCGAAAGCATGATACGAACGATTCGATTTCGTTTGAGCATGCAGTCAGCGATCACTGCCGGTGGAAGTGTGCGTAGTGTCTGGTAGACGCGCGTACCTTTGAGGCCATAGTTCACGTTTTCTGCGATCAACCGGTTGTTGATGCGGTTGAGTAGTTGGAACTCAACGTCTTGTGCGCCCAGGGCTTCCTGGTTTTGCGTTGCAAAAAATAGCTCGACCTCATCAGAGATCAGCTGGTTGACTGGGGGCAGCATGACCTGACTAGGCTTCGTCTGCTGCTGAGCGGGTGCAGTAGAGGGGTTGTTTGTCGTCATTGAAACCACATCCTCGTCATGTTGGATGCGGCGTTAGTGGAGTGCAGCATGTGGGACCTTCTTTCAATTCTAAGGGGCACGAGCGGTGGGACTGCCGCGTATGTGGGATACGCAGAAGTTACTCGTACGCCAGAGGAATCATACGTTATGTGGGGTTACCGCGCAAGCTGCGCACGGTGGTAGGGACCATGTTACCGGTCGCCATGTTCTGTTGTCTCTCGGCGCGCGACAGCGCGTTCTCAGGAGAGACTGCACAGAGGCGGGGGCACATGCGCTAGATGCGTCTGAGAGGCTCTGAAATGACATCAATGCGCCCAAGTGCCGATCTTTATCTCCCAGGGCCGTAGAGACGCTCCTGGGGGCCTTCTCGGGGATAGTGAGCATCTTCAGCGGAGCGCATTGCTCATGAGGGTGGGTTGGTGGATGTCGTGAGAGGGGTTTTGTAGCAGGCGTAGCAGTTTTTCTTCCCAATGTAGCGGATTTAGAAAAATATCTGCTACAGGGTTTTTCGGCGGTATTACACGAGAAAGTACTTATTGAGAATTACTTTTAATAAATATCTGCTACATATATAACCGTTGGTATTTCAAGGAAAAACTAGATTTGTAGCAGATGTAGCAGGTATTTTCCTCGTGATGCGCACACGCACGCGTGATACCTTGAGAAGCTGCCTCTGTCAACTCTGAGAATCGATGTATTCCGTATCCTGGGATGATCGCTTGACTGTATTTCAAGATGCGTGTATCACGCGCACATACGCGCATGCGCACCTGAAGACTTGGGTTAAAAAAGCCGCTACAAGTGCTACAAGTGGTACTTTTTGTTGCAATGATGCGCGAAAGTGCCGTAGCAGCCATTTTTAGCGTTGTAACAACCTTTTGCTACGGGTGTTGTTTGGCTTGATATTCCAGGGAAAACAGGGTTGTCGTATGTAGCGGTTTTTGTTGCAACATCTGCTACAGCTTGCTTTTCAGCTGTGCGTTGGTGATCGGGACCACAGTTGGCTGGGCTGTCGTTTTTCAATATATGTCGGAGATCACAATCGGCCTCATTGTCTGTATGACCTTTGGTGTTGCACGTGTGCGTGATGTTTGTGTATGATGTCGTCGACAGGTTGATTCGGGTTCGTGGAACGCACCTCTAAGATCTGGGACGATGTGGGACCGCACAACGTGAGACGAACGGGAGCTGGTGGGACGGCTCCCGTTCGTGTTTTTGGGGAGAAGTCGCGGCAAGATAAAACAGGGGCCATCCGGTGAGGATGGCCCCTGTTCTTTTCGCGAAAGGATCGCTTTTCACGATCCCGAGTCTGTGTGTTCTGTGGGTCTACGGTGATGTCATGCTGCCTGAGTACGCGCATGGTACTTTGCCTGCTGCTTAGCTTGCTTCTTAGCACGGTGCTTGGCGGGGTTCCACCGTAGAGAATGGTGGTCTGCGAGTCGTTCACGTTGAGCCTTCTGCTCCGCGAGGAACTCAGCTCGGGTGAGTCCTCCGTAGTTCTGGCACTGACGCCACAGCTCGAACTCCAAGGAAGATGTGTCAGGCAGTGCGTAGATGAACTCAGCCGCGTACACGCGAGCCCGCTTCAGGAAGACGATGCGCTCGCGGATGAGAACGCCGCGACGATCGCGGATTCGCCTCTTGGTCTCCCGGTACTGCCAGTTGTCCAGGAGATCCTGCTTTGTTTCGCTGGGCAGGCGGTTGTACACCACGTGCCGCAGGATTGCGCCAGGGGTACCATCGAATCCTGTAATACCTTCTCCGGGCTTCGGAGGATCCCATGGACCGAGATCCTTCGGCAGATGCGGAATGACGATGTTCTGCTTGTTGTCGTACATGAGACCACGTTGGATAATCATGGTGATCCTCCTTTCTGAAAGCTTTAGTTCTGAAAGATTTGAAGAAACTTGTTTCTTCATTCCAATCCCCGGTTCGTACCGTGTACGAACCGGGAGGTGTGACGGGGGTACTCCACCCACCGTCACACCTCCCATGTATCTCCATCAACGCTCTTCGATCAACTGATTCACTCGGCACTTTGCCTGGATGCGTGGAATGCACATCCAGAGGCCGAGCGTGATGACAACGAGCGATGCAGCTGCGACAGCATCCAGGTTCCTGACTTGGACGCTTGGTAGCAACAATGCTGTTGCGTTGAACAGCATGTGCATGCTGATGCACGCAAGGAGATTGTGCGTTCTCTCGTACAGATACCCGAGGGCAATACCCAGTGGGATTGTGAGGACGATCTGTACGATGTTGCCGTGCAGCATAGCGAACAGTAGCGCCGTGACCACGATCGTTGATGTCACCGATAGCTTGCGCCTGAGGACCGGGTAGATGAATCCTCGCATGAGAGACTCTTCACCGATCGGTGCGATGATGAGACTCATGATGACAATGGCGATAGCCGGTGTCGTTTCACTGAGTTTCTGCATGGGCGATGGTTGATTCAACGATTGCTTGACCCACAGGGCGAGAACGGTTGAGCCGAGAGTCATCACGACGGTGATAACGGGCATCATCACGCATTCCACGGTCGGAATGCGCTGCTTTTTGATCATCGGATGTGCGCCGTTACGTCGTCTCCAGAAGATGACGCACGTTGCTGCGAATGCGTTGGTGTAAGCGACGGTGAATACCGGTTTTCCAACGATCGTGTGGACGAGTGCCATGACTCCCGCGTATGCGAAGATGGACATAAAAGCCATGACCACGAGACCTGTTCGGCTTTCTCGGCTTTTTCGTGTACCCTCCCACATCTCGTAGATGGACTTTTTGATTGCGACGATCATGGTGTCCTTTCTTGTTCTTGTTCTCCGTGTGTTGGTTGCTCCACTTCATGATCGACGATCCCTTGCAGGGTGGTGCGTCCGGCAAAGGTGTTGAGGCCCAACGCCACCCTGAGGCGGCACATCATGTCTGCCCCGTCGACGCTGTTTTTCCGCTCAGTGAGATGAGGTGCGAGATCCGATCGGTTCCACCACAGTAGCGCAACACCTTCAGGCGTGATTATCTTCAGGTGCTGCTTGTGGTCCCCCATCGTGTGGATCGAGCACATCGAGAGGTTGATGACCACATCAACAGGCGGGGCTGGGAACCCGTGCCCGAATGGGGCGAGCTCTTTCACCTTGTCCATGTATTGCGTGATCGCTCGAATCTCATCGAGTGGTGCGTCCGCATCTGGGGCTGTTCCCAACACGAGAGCTGCTGGATCGGAATGGATGAGCACGCCTGTCTGGGCGATGACAGCATCACGCTGCTGCGGCACAAGGGTGGTCAGTGCGTCATAGAGTTGCTGGGGTGAGCGTGCGCGCACGCCACAAGCGAACTCATGACCTTGTGCACTGATTGTTGGATCTTGCAACGATGAGAGTTGCTCGATGACAGGGAACCATGTGGGGGAGCGCATGGAACCAGAGCACGATCCGTCCGGGTGGATGCGAACGACTGCAACAGGGTGTCCGTGCATGAGCATGAGGTTCTGAGCAATGAGGCCCAGCATGCCTGGTAGCGCATCCGTGGGGAACACGTACGGTGCCCATGGCTGATCTGTATCCATGATGGAAGCGAGGATCTCACGGACTTGGTTCTTCCTTTGCACGTTGTACTCAACGAGACGTTGTGCTGCCTCCTGTTGCTCATCGAGAGTGTCAGCCGTGAAGACTGCGAACCCTGTTCGGTAGTCTCCGTCGACACGCCTGGTGGCATTGAATGCCGGAGCCACTGAGAACCCATAGAGCTGCTCGTCGACTCGATCGTGCGTTGTGCCTAGCTCTTGTAGGAGCAGGTACATGCCTTCGAATGCTCGCATGTACACCGGATGGTGATTCTGCGAGCGCAGCATGGCCAGTAGCGTGGGTGTTCGATCGATGGAGATGTCAACATCATCGAACTCGTCTGGCTCTTCGTACTTGGACTTCACGCGCTTGTATGTGGGTCCGGGCTCAGGGGTAGGAACGAGTAGTCTGGTGAACATGAGAGCTTCGCGCACGAGGTTTCTGTTCTCGTACACAAGACTCATCACGTCCGCTACGGTTCCGATGCCTGCGAAGACTTTGAGCCACGTGATGGCAGAGAGCTTGTCGGGGTGGTAGAGCGATGCGTATCGTTCCACCACTTGGTACGCCACGTGCGCCCCACAGATCTCTCTGTTGGGATACGTCTCGTCGATCCTGTTGGGGTTGACGAGGATATGCGCAAGCGACTTGCTCTCTTCCACGTGGTGATCGGTTACAAGCGTGATGAGACCGATGTTGTCTGCGTAGGCAAGAGCATCGCGGCTGTTGGTTCCAGCATCGCAGGTGATGACAGCCTCCGTGTTGGGGAACTGCTGCTTGACTGTGCCGATGACCGATGGTTGGATCTCGTGTCCGAGGTGGTAGTCGGGGACATGGAGATTGGTGGTGAGGCCAATCTCGTTGAGCCCCGCGTAGAGAATCATGCCCGCGCAGATACCGTCTGTGTCGAAGTCTGGTACGACGGTGATCTCTTTGTCGGTCGATCGCAGGATCTCCAGTGCCATCACCATCCGATCAATGTCCTTGAGCAAGGGATGCTGGGCATCGTTGATGCTCTTCAGGTACTGATCGGTCCACCCCATCCTTTCTCGGACACGGTTGAATAGTTCTAGGCCACTGATCTCGAACATTGATTCATCGATGTCGAGAGGGGGTGGAGCTGTTTTGGATTCCATGTGGTAGTAACTCCTTTCGTTGGTCTTGTGGCTGTGTTTTGTTGATGAGGCATAGTTCTTACGGGATATGCGTTTCCATGCGATGTGCGATCAGCCATATAATGCCATCGAGGGTAACGTTGAATAATATCCATCCGATGGCGTAGTTGATAGCGGCTCGGTCGTTTGGGTCAATGAGTGTGTCGTTTTCTTGCGCATCGTTGTCGTGTGACTTGTCTCTTGCTTCGAAAAATACCCATGTGAGGTATAGCGATAAGATCCACATCAGTCCACACATTGTAACGAAGAAGATATGTGGAAACTTGAGGCCTAGCCAAGTTGCACCAAATAATAGAAGGTAGATGACTATGGCTATCATGATGACGTTTACTATGTCTGCGATTCTTGAGGTAATGGCGTGAGCCCAATATGCAGCGCCTTTGACATAAGTTTCGTTTTCTTGTTCTGCATTTAGTCGTTTGGTGATGTTCTTCTTGGAAATGACTGTTATGAGGTTTGTAGCTATTGCTACAGCAACGAATGTCACTGTCAGCCATAACGGTGGTGTGTATGGGAGCATCGGTTGTTTCTTTTCTATGCTTTTGTGTCTAGAGGGGAGTGCTTTGATACCAAAGCCCCGTAGCGGGTTAAGAACCACGTTACGGGGCTTTTTGTGATCGTCAGATCAGCAGACGGTGCGGCCTTCAATGACCACGCAACCGGGGCGATCTGCCTGTCCGGGGCCGAAGTCAATACGACCATCCGAAGAACCCGAGCCAGAGTTGTTGGCCGGAGGTGCCGGAGCAGGGGCAGGCGGGTTGTAGGCAGGTGGCGTGTACGAGGATCCACCGGAGTAGGACGAGCCGTTGTTGCTGTTACCAGGGTTGCTGCCGCTAGAGTACGACGGCGCAGAAGCAGAGCCGGAGCCCTGATCAGTACCGGCGTTGTCAGATGGCGCAGGGGCAGCGCTACCGGCCTTCGCGGCCTGGTACGCGGTGACAGCATCCTTGAGAGTCGCCTGGGAGGTCTCCACCTCGTCGGCCTTGGCATTGATAGCCTTCGCCTTCTCGATGGAGGCCACAGCCTCGTCGTAGGTCGTGACAGTCACTGTGTTGGAGAGCGAGTGGGACTCGGTTTCCACAGCCTTGAGAGCTTCGTATGTGGCCTTGACGGTTGCATCGGATTCCATGCTCGGGTCAGCCTCAACAGCAGCGATCTGCTCGGATGCGTTCTGCTGAGCGGTTGCGAGCTTGGACTTGGCTTCGTCCATGAGGGTGTTAGCCTCGTCGGTCGCCTTCGTCAGACGGTACGCATCACGGGTCTCGATGAACGACTTCGTCTGATCGTCGATGGCCTTGATGGCCTGGTCGATGCCGGTGTTGTTCTGGTTCTGCTTGGCGTTGGGGCACTTGCCGTCAGCCGGGGTGGCGTCGGTATCCTTGGCAGACTTGGCGGTGTCGATAGCCTTGCTAAGATCTCGGATTGCGCTCTGGCCCTCCGTGGACAGAGGGAAGCCGTCGGTGTGCTCCAGTCGGGTGCCCTCTCCTGGCTTCAGGGAGGCATCGACCGTAGCCAGTGCGTCTTGAGCAGCCTTGATGGACTGGTCTAGCTGCGTCTTCTTGTTCGCGACGACCTCCTGGTAGGCCACGCAGTTCTTCGCGTCCTTGTCGTGCTGGAATTGCGAATGCAGAACCCCAGCAGCGATGCTCGCGAGAACGAGGATCGCAACGATTGCCGCAGCGATGATCTTGTTGCGCTTCGACCACTTACGTGGGTCGAGCTTCTCGGTATTGATAGTCATTGTGTTTCTCCTTGATGATGGTGTTGTTTGTACTGTTGGTGTGGCCACATGGGCACCATCATCAAGGGTATGACTAGGCGTCCATAGTGTTGGCCTCAGAGGTGAGGTTGGCGTACGACGGAGTCGCAATGACTCGAATGTACGTATCAGGATCGACGCTGGAGCGCACAATCCTGTATTCGGGCGGGAGCATGAGTCCGATGGCGGGATTGCCATGGACACGCTGATCGTTCTCATCGGTACGCAGGATTTCAGCCTGTGTGCGGACCAAAATGTTGGTCTCGTCCGGGAGTAGCGCAATACCCTCTTCCGGTTGGATTGCGATGTGTTCCACGGCTGGGACCATGACGGTCAGAGAGGTGTTTTCATTGACGAAGGTATTGAGAAGATCTTCGTCGTCGACGAGCTCAGTGTTGTAGTTGTTGCGCTTGAGCCAACCATTGAGGTAGGCGCTGTTCGTGATGATGTTGACCTCAACATCGGGGATGTCGACGAGAAGACTGATGTCATCTGTTTCGTCGATCGATCGCGCATTGTCATCAGCGAAGTTTGGCAGAAGCGCGAGCTTCGTCTGCGCAATCGCCTCTGCCACAGTCTCACCCAGTTGGAACGTCTGGGTGGTTTCTTCTGTGACGATCGCGATTGTGATCGTGGGATTGTCTTGGGTCATAGATGGCTCCTGTCTGTCGTTTTTCATGGTTCTTATCTGGCCATGTATTGGCCACGATAAGACTCTTTTCAACTGCTCGGCTCGCCAGCGGCGAGCTGATCTGTTGCGACGAAATCATTGCAGGAATCATTTCATTTCAAAAATGATTTCCATCTTTCGATGAAAAGCCCGGTGCCACCTGCGGTGGCACTCGATGTATCGGAGCATGTGGAACAGACAGCCCGAGGCAGGGGTGGGTCGTTCCACATGCGATCTAGCGATCCTTACTGATCCGACTGATTATGCGCTGCGTGCTGAGACTTATGAGAGTCTCAGTGAGATGGGTTTGCGCCATGTCGGATGGAATCTTTGTTTATTACTGCTTGCTGTTGCTTGTATGGGGTTGTTGCGACCTACTGTGCATTCTGTTTGTTATGTGTGGGTCGTATAGTGTGTGCATATTTGTTTGCACACTAGATGTTAATAACCTCATGAGCAGTGTTGGTACGGGGTGTATCCACCTCTGTATTTCCAGTCACTGTATTTCCTGTGATGGAACCTGTGGTGACCGTAGTGACACTCGGTACAGCCTGTGGATGTACGGTTACCAAATCCTGTTGCTCTCTATTGTGTGTAACTCTTACGTTTTTGCGCGAAGCATCAAAAACGTAAGAGTTAGGTGACGAGCAGCAGGTGTTTCTTAGGGTCTGAGTGATGAGACCGTGAATCGTATATGTTGATGAGGCAGGTGTGATCTTATTTTGTGCCTCCCTCAGCGACATATACGACCAAGGTGGTTTGTAGTCATCGATTTGTGGATCGTAGATCAGGGTCGATGATTTGTTTCCCATCGCCTTGGGACACGGGACTCATCGCGAAGACCCGATGGCACAGATGCATCAACAATGCGTCTGTGCCGTGTTTCAAGCGTCTGGAACAGACGCGCAGAGGGCACCCGAGACAGCCCCAGTGGGGCTGTGGAGGGCAAGCCTGTGAAGCGACAGCGTAACAGGCGCAGTAAGAGCCCCAAGGAGCAACGCGACGCAGGGGTGAGGTGACACCCGCAGCGTAGCGAGGACGGTCACCGAAGGGCTGTCGGCTATGCCGACCGAAGGAGTACGCGTAGCGTACGACTGAGCCAGCCCCTCTTATGCCCTTTTTTACCTGATCCACCGCCAGCGACCATTAGGGAGCGTAAGGTGGGCAAAGTGGCGCAACGAAGGGGAAAACAGGCGGTACCACCCCCGGTGGGACCACGGGTCGTTGAGGCGGTACCGCCTCCGAGACGTGGTACCACGGGTGCCTGTTTTCCCTGTTAAGACGGGGTTTAGGTGAGACCATGGTCCGAGCTTGCTTGGCACCGTGGTCTCACCATGCGGCACAGCCGCCGTTAACAGAGTGACGAACCGAGCGAGCGCAGGTTTGGCACACTGTTGTGACCCCCGTCTTGCCGGGTCGTGAAACGGCCCGTTAGCGCCGTCAAGGAGCACAGTGTAACTGGGCTCCGTTGACATTCTGTCAGGCCCTGAGACAGGCTGTTCTGGCCCGTTATCGGGACATGGCAGACTGGCTGAGGGCCGTTTGTTTCTGTGCTCTTCAGACATTGAGACAGCAGCTGTTGCAGCAGCTGCTGGGGAGTACACCAGATGACGTGGCATCTGGTGTTTGAGAACGCTGTTTCAATACCTGTTAGAAGAGCGCAGAAACATGTGGGCGAAGCCTCCATTAACAGTCCACCGGATAACGCGCCATTGGCTGATACACATGCGTTTGAGCAGGTGAATCAGCCAATGTTTCAGAGCGCTTATGTTGAGTTATCCGGTGGCATATTCCAGCCACATGTCACAGGGCTGTTACAACGCTGTTTTCGAAGCAGTGGAGAGCCCTGTTACATGTGTGAAAACCCTGTTGTTACGCAGTTGTTGTATGGCTGCTTATTCCCCATCTGAGACTATCTCTCTTTTGATTGTGTCTCAGATGGTGGTACAACAGATAAAACAGAACGTGAATCACCACATGTGACAGCCTGTGTATAAACGCTTGCGTAGCAGCGTTGTGGATGTGGTGTGCAGCAGCGTTGTATTTGCTTTTTTGCCTAGAGGCTGAGAACCCATTTATCTGTGCCTCGTATCAACGCTCTAAAACAGCCTAGTAACATGCGCTGTAGCGCTGTTGTGAGCCGCGCTGTTGCAATCAGTCGATACAGCCTAAATAAACGTCGTGATGCATGGTTATGCGTGTCTGTGACAGCCTTTAGCCCCGGTTGATGACTGCGTGAATGCGCAGCTGCAACCGGGGCTGTGATGCAGCATGGCTGCGTATCTGGCTGCGCTAAGACATCTGTTGCTGGCGCAATGGTGACCAGATAATGGCCAATGAAAGACCAATAAACGGTCAATGGTGACCAGTTTGGAGCCAGATAAGCGCCAGAGGCAGCAGCAGGTCTTTATCTGGTCCAATGATGGCCAGATAAAGGCGCTTTGATGGCAGCACTATGGCCAGTGGTACTCCATGGTCGTTATCGGGTTCTTTGTTGGCCTTATAACGGCCCATTATTAGACCATGTAAGAGCCAGGGGACAGCCTGGATCAATGACGGGCTAATAATGGCGCTTTGTTGGGCTGATGTATGGCGCAATGGTGACCACAGTGTGGTTCTTTCCGGGTCAGGAAAAGCCTGGTAGATGCTGGCGCAATGGTGGCCATGAAAGCGCCAGCGGTTAAGACAGCACTGCCAGCGCTGAATGAAAGACCCCCGGACACAGGAGCCTGTGTCCGGGGGTTTGCGCGGCTGTTGTTGTCCTGCTGTTGCGGTCAACATGTATGTGATTTCTGCTTCGGTTGCACGGCATAATACGGTATAATGCCGTGGGCCTACATGCGCTGACTGTCTGCTCAGTTTTAGTATGTAGATGCCAATGATCATGATCAATTACTAGACCGATACAACAAGAGAGTGAGGTGTGATCTCTATGAAGATCCCTCGTCAATCCGCCCGATCTCAGCGATCTGGCTTGAGCAAGCTGCCCGTGATGGCAGCTCTGACTGTAGCGATGGGCGCATCTGTTGCAGTACTACCTACTTCTGCTGCAACTGCCGCGCCTACCAGCACAGAAAGCGCTGCAAGCACTGCGAGCACTACGTCGGGCCTGCCCTCGTCTGTAGCCAGTGGCTACAAGATGACGTGGCACGACGAGTTCGACGGCAACAAGCTCGATACCACGAAGTGGGGCTATCAGTATGGCTGCTTTGATCCTGCGCAGCGATCGCAGGTGAACTACACGGATAGCCCTGAGAACGTCTCTGTTCGAGATGGCTATCTGAACCTGACGGCCAGGTACTCCCCCACGAAGACCAAGTGGGACGGTACGCAGATCCCACGCACCTGCAAGGATGGTAGTACTACCTACGATGCCCCGTTCACGTCGGGCATGATCACCACAAAGACGAAGGACGGCAAGGTGCTGTATGCCGCGCCGGGCACTGGTTTCTACGCCGAGGCGCGTATCAAGCTTCCGACCGCGCGTTCGTCTTGGTCCTCTTTCTGGGGGACCGGTACCAAGGGCGGCTGGCCCGGTAACGGTGAGATCGATGTGTTCGAGAGCAAGGGCTACGACCCGAGCTTCTTGATGAGCAACATCCATACCCCCAGGGTCGGCAACCCCAAGAAGACCACCCAGCACCAGGGCATGATGAAGGGCGACACCGCCACGTCTCAGACTGAGTTCCATACCTACGGTGTCTTGAAGACAAGCGATGCCATCGAATTCTACTTCGATGGGAACATGACGCACCGCGTGAAGATGCAGGATATGAAGGGCGCGAGCAACCCCTTCGCGGATCCAGAGAACGATCTGGTGCTGAAGCTGAACCAGATGGTGGGCGGCAGCTACTTGGCCAAGCACGACAACTGGTCTGATAAGACCTTTGTCGATGCGAGCAAGTACGCGGATGACTACAAGAGTGCGGATGGCGCGGGTTCGACCATGTATGTCGACTACGTGCGCGTGTACGAGCCGAAAACCCAGGCAGATCAGCCTGTTGAGCCCGAGCCTACTCCTGCGCAGCCTGAGCAACCGACTCCGACTCCTGCTCCCGAGCAGCCAGCGCAGCCCGAGCCAACTCCAGCTCCTTCTGAGCCTGCCCAGCCTCAGCCCGCTCCTGTGCCGACCCCTGCTCCTGAGCAGCCGAAGCCTGTGACTCCGGCACCTGCGAAGCCCACCCCTGCGCAGCCGGTTCCGGCCAAGCCCACTCCGGCCAAGCCCACTCCGGCCAAGCCCACTCCGGCCAAGCCCCAACCAGCACAGCCTGTTCCGTCTCAGCCTTCTGATAACCAGGTAGACCAGAACAGCCAGCAGTCCGGTCAGGCAGAGCAGAGCAAGCAGACTAAGCCAGAGCAGCCCAAGAAGTCCAAGAAGCCCAGCGCCGATCGTTTGGCGAACACGGGTATGACCTCGTGGTATCGCCCGGTCGTTGTCATGTGGCGAAGCTTCTGTGGCTGGATCACCAGCTGGTGGTTCTGGTGACAGATTGATCCGGTGAGCCACATAAGCTCAGTGCCCCAAGAATAAGCACCGAAAAAGAAAGCCCCTGCGGGCGTCAACGCTGGTAACAGCGAAGACCCGCAGGGGCTTTCAGGGTTTAGAGAGAGGCAAGGTGAGCTTAGGTGGAGGGGTTAGGCGAGAGAAGGGAAGAGTAGGCGAGATTAGAGAGGTTAAGCGGGTTTATCTGCGCAGGGTTTCTCAGCGATCGAGGTTACAAGAGAGGTATTCTTGTTGTGGCGTGAGCCAAGCAACAAGAATCCAAGAATCAAGGAGGATGAATCATGAGTACTACAGCATGTTTTATATCGGATCGCATCAAACAGGTCGAACAGCCGGAGGGTGGCTACATTCCACCGGAGACGCTCAAAGTTGAGCCTGTGGATGAAGATGTTGATACATTGAATCCAGAAGAGAACGTCAGTCCTTATCTGATCAACTCGGCTGTCAATTATATGGCCCGTTTCATGATGGGTGGGATGCCTGCACAGTATATTTTTGGGCACCCAGTATCTGTGGCGCGCCGCATCGGAGGGGATGCACTCGCGTTCAAGGCACGCGATCTTGCTACGACTATCAAAGGTCTGGATGATGAATCCATCATCAATGCCGTGAAGCTGTCTGGGTTTGATGCTTGCTTTTTTGCCGATTCCGAAAGCTGTCAACCCATTGAAGAGATCAACCCTGATGAAGCGACCATTCAGAACGTGAGAACGATGGTTGAACGTTCCCTTCGTTTCCGTGTTGATGCTGATGTTCCAAAGTGGTCAATGCCTGAGACTCTCTGGGGTATCAATGTGTCAAAGTCATGTCCAACGCAGGCGCAGACACTTCCGTTGCTCATAGATTTGTTTGAGGGTCTGTGCTCGTCTCAGGCATTTTTGTTCCATAACATCAAGTATCTGGGCATTTATAACCCGCGTCTGAACGAATTTTATTGGATCAGCGTTGATGGTATTCCCAGGAATGTGCTTGCTGAAGTCGATCAAGACTTGATTGAGCCCCTTGTGCTTGAGCGTTGATTCTGAACCATTAGAGACAGAGATCAGGCACTGAAAACATAGCCCCTCTGAGACAGCGCCGATGCCAACAGGCAAGGCTATGTCCCAGAGGGGCTATCTGTGTTGTTGCGGTTCTGTGTCTCGTCACAGATCACAGATCGACGGGACGGAAGTCCTGTGCAATGAGGTGCTTCGCGCACTGCAACGGGGTGCACTTATCGAAGTACTCCCACTCTTTCATATCGCTCATGATCTGGCATGCGGCTCGCAACACGACCGGTTCCCTGTAACTCCACGACTTCTCATCGCAGACGGTCTCCGGCGTGCAGTCCTCAAACGGGGTAGGCCAGACATCAAGGGAATCAATCCAGCCGATTGTCACACCGTACACTGTTGCACAGTCCTGGATGTAACCTGGCATGATGAGCGACGGGAAATCCCATGATGTGTCTCGGCGCTCCGCATCAGCTTCAGCTGCCTTCTTGTGTGCCCACTTGTCCTTGGTGAGACCGGGCAAGTTGATCTGATCCACGGGTGCTGTGACAGCCATGTTCTTCGCAGCGTCGACAGTGCACGCCACAGGACGGCATTCGGCGGGCGAGTGTACAGTCTTCGCCTTTGCTGTGTGTGCGAGAGCGCACTCAACCGCCCATTCACCGAGAACGCGCGGGATGACCATGCAGCCATCTGTGTTCCAGCCCCAGAAGAGCGCGCCCTGAACGGGCTCGTCTTGCCATGCACCTGATTCGTAGGTCAGCTTGTCGCGCCTCGACGGGATGAGCACAGAGCCCTCCCAGTAATGGTCGCCGTCTGAGTCTTCGTCGAATGCTTCGACGAGAATGCCACCGTAACCGAGGTCGTAGACATCAGCTGCCTTGTGGTAGTAACGGATGTCCTCAAGGGCCTTGACGAGATCGCTTCCCGCTTCTGTCATGGACAGAGCCTGGATCATGTAGTGCGCGGCGTCGTGGTTGACTTGGTTCAACATGGTTGTGTTCCTTTGAGTGTGAATTGTGGATGAGAGTAGGACTCAGTTCTGCGATCGGGACATCGAAGATGTCCTGCTAACAAGACACAGTGGCGAGAGAAGAAAAAATAGCTCCCCTACCCCGCCTCGTTCTCTGTTGAGCGTACGTCGCCACACTGCTCTGAGAGAGGGTAGGGGTAGGGGAGCTATCTGCGTGTGTGGTTGTGTCTTCCTTAGTGAAGCCACTCAATGTCAGGAGCTTTGTCTCCGAAGCATTCCTGCTCGTTTTCGTATAGGAAGATTTGGACAATCTTCCCAAAGGGGGCTCCGCTGCCACGGATTTCAGAGAACTGCATGTACCGGTATGGTCCGATTCGGAAGTCAACGCGCCCATGCGTAACACTGCAATGATCCGCGTAGCTGTAATCGTTTCGGTACTCGGTCTCCAAATTCCAGTAGAACCAGCCTTCATCAACCACGTGACCGATGTTGTAGTTCATGACACATCGATCAGAGTACTTAGCGCTGTTCTTAATGTGAATGACCCTGTCATCCTTCAGCAGGATGTATGTATCTCGCCATTCGCTGTAGATGCCTTTGGCCCCTACATCGGCCAGCGGTTTAAGATCCTTGGTGCTGAATCGAAGTTCCTTCATGTTTTTCTTTCTTGGTGTGTGTTTTGAAATGTTTTTGTCAGGGCACGCTCACCAGCACGTACTGGTGGCCCCATCTGTCGTTGATGCGCTGTGCGTAGTGGTCCCACGTCTCCCATTGGATACGTGGGGTGTTTCGCCAGATCTTCAGGATCATCGTGATGAGCCGCTTTTCGTATGGCGACAATTCATCAGTGGTGGCGTACAGGATGCCGTTTGTATCCCAGGTACACACAATCTTGCCCGTGAGGCGGTTGCTGACGAAGTAACCTCGCATGCCTCGGCTCAGGACATACTTCGTCCCGAGCTGCCTGGTTCCCATGAACTGTAGATCAGGGTAGATTTCTGTGAGGGTGTTCCGAATAGTCATAGTCATGCGCTCAGCCTCTCAGTCTTCGCTCTCGTAGGCCAGGTATTCCCTGTAGCTACGGCAGTTGTACTGACCTAGCGAACGCTTGAACTCCTGCCGCTTGCTGCGCTTCTTGGCGCGACGAGCAGCAGTTCGGGGCTTGCCGGGTGCGTCACCGCAACACGTGCAGTCACGGCCACCAGGGCCGGACGGACACGTGCAACCAATCATGGTTGCGTGAGTGGGACTGCTCAGAGACAGAGCATCCAGAGCATCCAGAGCATCGAAGCCATCAGGGCTGTAGTAATCGTTGGAACGCTTGTTGCGACGGGGCATCGCAACCTCCTTCTATATATGTGGGGATGTATGGGTTGTTGGGGTTGTGTGGTGGATTAGGTACGTCAGATCGCGTAGCGATTGAATCGAGCAGTCTTGTTCGACGTGTTCGAGTAGAACCTGAGCAGCTGTGCTGTGTCCTGACCGTCCTCGTCCCAGTGCTTCAGCAGCGTGTCGATCTCGTTCACCGTCTGCCAGAGCTCGGCCTCGGTGTCACGATCGAGACTCATCCCTACTGTTCCGTAAAATGCGTTGTAGCACTTCTTGCAAAGATTCATGATCTCCTGCTTGGTAGGGTGGGTGCTGAGCGTATCGCTTGCGAGATCTGAGAGCTTGTCACACATCATGACTGGTTTTTCACAGCGACGACCGTCGTGCTTATCCTGGATCGCCATATCGTGAACAGCAGGCGTGAGCTTGTCGATCATGCGATCGAATGCATCGTCGTCATCAGCCTTGCCATCGGCGATAAGCTTGTCTTCGACCTGCGGGTAGATGTAACCCCGCATGATGACATCTGCACGGTGAGACCGCTGCATCCAGTCGGGCATCTTACTGACCTCAGGGAGGTGGAGAACGAGGTAGGAAGTCCAACGCATGGTCATGGTGGTGCTTCTTTCTGAGAGAGGTGATCTATCAATTCTGTGATCGGGACATCGAAGATGTCCTATATATACAGAAGAGAGAACACACCCCTTCACTGAGTTCTCACTCAGCAAAGGGGTGCGCAGTTTGTGCTTGCAGTCAGAGCGACAAACCGATGACAACAGGCGTCATGACGATCGCCATAATCGCGCTCGCAACGAGCACAGACTTTGCGATGCAGATCATGTCCTGCTTCGTGATGGTAAGCGCGCCTGCTTCAGCTGGATCAAGATGCTCGATGTCACCGAAGATCCAATGTGTGATCGTGTTGATCATTCCGATTCAACCGCCTCATTGCCTGCGCCGTCTTCATTGTCCTTAGGATCTGGGTTTTCAACCCTGTTGGCATCCAACCAAGCCTTGAGATCATCGAGGCGATACAGGGTTCGGCTATGGACCGCACCGATACGGACGAATGCTGGGCCGACTCGTTGTGTCCTCCAGTTCGCAAGTGTGCGAGGGCTGACACCAAGCATGGCGGCAGCTTCGTTTGCCGAGACGGAAAGACGCGGGTGTGTATTGGTGGTCATAGATACTCCTTGTGTTTTCTTGTGTCAGTATCCAATGCCGAGCATCTGCTCGACACGGCGGTTGTTACGCGGCATGCCAACGCCGCGCAAGTAGTCATCGACCATGTTCTTCGTTGCGTGAGCACGAGAGAGCACATCGCGCGGAATGTAGGGGTTATCGTCAGAGCCGTATTCTTCCCAGGTCTTGCCGGTTCCTTCCTGCACGAGGTAGAAATCGTAATGGCGCTGGAGAGTGGGGATGTCAGCGTATGTGTCACCCCAGGTGTAACTCACGCCAGAGCCTCTGGTGGGATTCTGCGAGTAACACGTGCCTTCAACATGTCCGGGGCAGATGTCTTCCAATCCGATGCATTCAACGTAGTCATCGAATCCCTGGAAGCCGGTCATGCCGAGGACGATGGCGTGGCCGACGCAGCCGGTATCAGAACTACCTTCTTGTGCCAACAGCACGCTACCGACCGGAAGCCTCGGGATGTCAATGATTGGCACCATCTGCCCGATGACATCTGCAACCTTGCTCTTGCGAGCAGGCTCCGACACCTTCCATTCAATCTTGTTGAGCGCTTCGTAGAACTCATTGTTGAGCTCATAACGGATGGTGC